TCGCGGAGTACGACCCGGAAACCGGCGACTGCTTCGGGCTGGTGGACGGCCACGAAGAAGAACTGGGCTACTTCAACCTCAACGAACTGGCCGAGGTTCGCGGGGCACTCGGACTCCCGATTGAGCGGGACATCCACTGGACGCCGCGCCCGTTGGCTGAGTGCTATCGCGGCTTCGTGCGTGCCTCACGTCCGTCACCGAACTCCACCATCCACGCGCTCAGTGACGTGAAGGAGGCCACCAATGGCTGACTCTAACCCGCGCCGGAAACGCTGGTGGACCGTGCTGGGCCTGTGGGAATCCACGCAGGAGCAGTTCGTGGAGTATGTAAAGGCCAAGACGCCGCTTGCAGCCGCGATTCTCATGCGGCGGGAATACGGGCCGGATGACAACGACCTCGACATCAAAAGCGTTCACCCTGGCCGACTCAAGCCGTGCGTGCCAGATGAGGAATGGGAAGTCATCAACTCGAAACTCGTCTGCATGAACGCCGGAGCGGTCACGGACTGCGAGGAACTCTACGACGATGGCGGCGACGGCTTCGACGGGTATTGCCCGACGTGCGCGGACCGGCTTGATGGCCTCACGCCGGGCGCTCGCGTCCGGTGGACGGACCCGGACCCCATCGAGGGCCAGAAAACCAAAGACGGGGTAGTCGTCGCCGGACAACGAGATGACGATGTGTTGTCGGTGCGGTTCGATGACGGCGGCGAGGCGGACTGTTTCAGATCCGAACTGGAGGCACTCAATGGCTGATCAACATCCTAGTCACCTAGATCCGATTGCGGCCATCGCCTTCGTGCAGAGGGTGGCGAAACTCTACCTCGACCGGGAGATTATTGACGGCAGCGACCACCAGCACACTCAAACCAATGACGACGACGCCGAGGCGCTTGAGAGCCTTATCACGATGGCTCGGGCGCTGACAGGCTTCGAGAACCGGCCGACTGGCGAGCATAAGGATTGCCGCTGTGTCGATTGCGTGGGCGAGGACACCCGAGAGCGCGGCGACGATGACGGCTCGACCTACGCCGATCCGCGCAACCCCGACGACGACTGACCGGCCCCTGACGGCGGTCCAAGAGGCTCCACTGGATAAAGGGTCCGGTGGGGCCTTTTGCTTTTTGGCGCGACCGGGCGTAGTATCTCCGTGGCGCATATCGCGCCTCGATTCAGGGGTGAATCATGCCAGAGAACATCGTCATCAAACTCGCACTGCGAGGACCAGAGCAAGAGGTTTACCAAGCCATCGCGGAACTCAAGAGCAACATCCAGTACGACAACCTTGAGGTTGAAGTCTTGACCATTGACGACACCGACCGCGTGCTGACCGACGCGGGATTCCAACATCAAGACACGGGCGGCAACTGCACGGCGTTCGTGCGGACCGGCGAGAAGTTCGAGGACATCATCACACTGGAGGACGACCCGAACGCGCCGATCTACATCAGCGACGTTTGCATTCTCGGGCGTCGTCCGCTCGGAGACACCGGCGAATACACCGTCCTCGCCACGGGCACCGTCGAAGCCATCCTTGCACTCGATCCGGGGAGGCTGTGATGGTTATTGAAATCGCGCACGCCTTCAAGTCCGGCGATCTGGTGAAGTTCAACGGCAACACGCGCATCTTCCACTACTCCGCTGGCGTTCGCTCGGCCATCAGCATCACGCCAAAAGGACGGCTCACGCTCGTGCCGACCGACCAACTCACGCCGCGCTTTTGCCACGACGAACGGCATGAAACACCCTGCCCACTGCCGTGCCAAGCGTGTGCGGAAGAATGCGGAGGTTCCCGATGAGCGTCACCCTCAAGAGCATCGTCCACGCTCGGCGCATGAGCGAGGAAACAAACGCATTCACGGCGACGGTCTGCTGGAACGGCAAGCCGGTTGGGACCGCGAAGAACCACGGGACGGGCGGCTCGACCGACGTTTACATCAATCGTCACTACGGTCCTCCACTCCCTCCGCTCCTGCCGGTCATGGAGGCATGGGCAAAGTCGCAACCCCCTGTCGAAGTCGAAGGCTTTGACCCCCTGCCGATGAATCTCGAACTCTACATTGACGGCCTTGTTGAAGATGACCTTCGACGCAAGGACAACCAACGGCTTTGCCGGGGCCATCTGGTGTGGAAGCTGACCAACCAGCGTGAAGGCGACTTCTGCTCCGTCAAAGTCACGCCGGAGAACCTCGACAAGGCACGCGCCTATGCCGTCACGAAGTACGGCGAACAGATCGATTACTTTCTCAATGACCGGATTGGAGGCACGCGATGAAAGCCATCGTGATTCTTCGGAGTGGCCGCGTCGATAGCGTCGTGCTCGTCAACGACGACGATGCCGCCGTGGCTCACAAGGCGTTACGCGAGGCGCGACCAGACGACCACACGGGCGTGTGGAGCATCACGCCTGACACCCTGCCAGACACTCTGGCGGCGTTTCAGGAGGAGCGTGAGGAGTTTGAGCGGGAAACCGGCTGCGCCGTGGCCGACTGCCCGACGTGGCCCGGACCCAGCGACGGCAACGAAGGAGGACTGTGATGAAGCTCGCAGTGAACAAAGCCAACGGCAGCGTTGTCTGGTGGGACGACCAGCGCACGATGCGCTTTCCAGACGGCGGCGTGATGTTCCTCGGCGTGATGTTCCTCGACGACAACGGGAACGACGTGCGCGAAGCTGACATCGTGTTCATTTGCGATGGCAACTGCACGGAAACCCCGTGCCTGGAACTGCACGAATGCGAACTGTGCGACGTGGGCAGCGCCGTGAACCCCGACGTGACCAACTACTACGCACTATCCGAGGTTCCACAAGACCCGCTCTGGCTGTGTGACAAGCACTACAGCGCGAAGGCTGAACGCGCCGAGGAGTCACGTAACCGCGACTTCTACGGCGGCGACTCCCCGACCGAACAGCAAACAATGGAAGCCGCGAGGAGGCTCAAATGAACAACGCACAGCGACTTCAGGCGATTCTCGACCTCATCCACGACGGGACCGACTGGCGCGAAGAACTCGACTGCGCCGACGTGGTGCAGGACCTCACGGGGCTGATGGCTGGCTACCTCACCGGCGAGGACGAGCCAGACGCCGAGGACGAGGAATCCCCGGAACAGGCCCACGCCGGACAGATCGCACGGGACGCCATCGCCTTCGATGAGGGCGTCACAGCCGGTGCAGACATGTATCACCGTGACCGGGCGGAACGCTCGTCATTCGCCTTCACGTTCCAACGGAAGGACGCGACACACTTTGCCGTGACCCGGTTCTACCTCAATCTTGGCGACGCGCTCGCTGACGTGCCGATGCTCTCGCGGGATTACTTCCCCGCCACGTTCGTGGAAGTCAAACCCTGCCCGGACCCACGCGGTTGACAACCCTCACCCCCAAGGCGCAATATTCCACCAGCGCATAACGCGCAACCTTGGGGGTGAACCGATGGCACGCAAAGCAAGCACTACAACCGCAGAGACACGCGCACGACACGGCAGCCTCGTCTGTCCGCACTGCCTCAACAACCAGAAGCGTCAAGAGGCCGCGCAAGATGCGGTTGACCGCCACGTCTGGCGCACTGACGACAGCGGCGACCGCGAAACCAACCTGCAAGACCTCATCACCAACCTCATGCACTTGGCATTCCGTGATGGCTACGACTGGAACGACCTGACGCGCAAGGCGACGGCGAACTTCAACGTCGAGTACGGTCCCCGTTGTTGCCGGTGTTTCACCGGCACGCCGGACGCCATCGCCCAGCAGATAGTGGACGCCATTCGGGAGGCACGCGCAACCGACGCTTTCGATGCTGGCGTGAAACTCGGATCTGCGGCGTATCACCGCGCACAGAAAGCGAGGGCGTGATGAGATGCGAAGATTACCCCTGCTGCGGCCACACGTCGGGCGATCCGTGCCCTGACCGCGACGCCCACGGCCGCATTGTGCCGCGCTGCTGCGAATGCAACCGGAAGCTCCCGAAAAATGCGCGTTCGTCAATCTGCTCACCCTGCCAAACTCGGCGGAACCGCATGATGGACGAATACGGGTATGACCCACAGGAGGACCGATGAAAGCCATCTGGAGAGGCTCGCTCTGGACTCTCATGGGGCACACCGAACGCATGGAATGGCTCGTCGTGGAATGGCCTAATGGCGGGCGCACATGGCACGTAGACGACGAAGATGGCGAAGTGCTGGCCGAACTGCTGGACCAACTCCCCGACGATGCGCGGCTGTATCGCGTCAGCGGTCCTTGCACCATCACCACGGTGGAGGACATCACCAACGCCGGAGCCGAACGTCAGCACGCCCTCAACGAAACCCACCGCTCGGGAGACGGCCAGTGACGATCATCTGGACCGCCATCGTTCCCGACCGCGCCGGGACATACAACGACGCCGAAACCGCCCTACTCCGCGCCCAGCCCAGCTTGACGGCAGACACGCTCACCATGGCCGATATCTGCTGGCTGCAAACGTGGGCGGAAACCCGCGAGGATGACGCGGAACACATTCTGCGCGCCTGTCGCGGCGTGCTCGAACACCCGCAACATCCAGACGTCTACAAGTGCCGGTTGCTGCTCGCGCAACTGCTGGCATCCCTGCGCGCCAACCCGGTTAACCCTGCGTGACTCCGATGACCACACCCGCACGCGGCCCTTGACCGAAATCCACGATTCGCGCCGGAATCTACCACTTTCTCTCTTATCCCTCCTCCTTCCCCCCAACTCTCCTGACTTCCCCGCGTGGTTTGTGACGCGCCGGCCCCGCATTGCCTCGGACGCCAACCGCGAACGCCGCGCCAACACTCAACCAATCGCCCACGCCACGCGCCGCGCGCGCATGGCCTCACAACCCCCACGCCTCACGCGTCGCCTCCACGCCGCGCCTCACCCCTCACTCCGCAGCCATCAGGGGCGACACTCAGGAAAGTCAAAAAGTTCGTTGTTTCGTGTTCTTGCCCGGCAAATCCGCGCCGATTGACTTCCGCCATTGTCCGCGCGTATATTCTCCGTGGGCATAGTGCCCCACTCAAAGGAGACGCAAAATGACAGTCAAGTTCGTGCTGAATGACAAGGGAGTCCCGGTAGGAAAGCTCGCGGATGCCGAACTGCACTTCGCCGGCGGACCGCTCGACGGACTGAAGCTCGTTGGCTTCGGTGTGTGGGAGCGGAAGCAAGGCGGACGGAACGTGACGTTTCCGGCGCGCCAGTATTTGCTGAACGGCGCGCGGTACTCGTATTCGCTGCTGCGGCCAATCATTGAGCAAAGTGCTCAGAACGCGCTCCGTGACCTCATCCTCGACAGCTACGCGGAGCACGAACGGGAACTCGCCATCGCGGTGTAGAGGGTCCAATCGGGGCACGAAGGGGGCCGGTCCGGGGGAACTCGGATCGGCCCTTTTTGCTTCTCAGAGGGGCGAAAGTGGCCTTCCCGTCTCAGTAAGACCCCCTCTAGGATGAAATAATCCGGCCCGGACGGGCTATGATACGACTTAAAGAGCGTGGCGGCAGTGGTTTACGGCTGTTTCGCCATACGTGACATAACGCGTATTATCGGACGTTTCGCACGGGAGACTCACATACCGATGGCCGGCGTTCCGTTCCTCCGCGCTAACTCCAAAGCACGCAGCTCGCTTCCGCCGTGGCTGGGCCGGCCGGCTGACCTGCCGATCGCCACGCTGCCACGCCGCAAGGTGGCTGACAACCTGTTCCGATTCGCTGGGCACGAGGACCGGCGGACCCGCTGGCGACATTCAAGGCTCGCTGCTGGCCTCTGTGGGCTGTGCGGCGCACCGAGGGGGGCTGAGAGAGGGGCGAAGCGCACGTGTGCGCGCTGCGGGGCACGGGAGAGCCGGAGAGTGGCCTTGGCACAGCAGTCGTTCCGGCGGCGGCGGCGCTGTCGGTGTGGGCGAGCGCCTCGACGCGGGATGGTGACGTGCCTGCCTTGCCTGCGACGCCGGCGGACCTGGCACACGAACGCCGGCTGACCCCCCCCCGCCCCACCCCCGCGGGCGCGGCCCCACCCCCCACTTCAGGCCCTGGGCATTAGCGCGGACAACTTTGTCGAAATCCAAAAATTCTGGGGCAAAGTTTCCCGAATTTGGCAGCGTTAGCGCTTAGGGGACAAAGGAGTTAGGCGTGAAGTGTCACGGGATTTGGCAGGGGAGGTGACGCGGGAGGGTGGAAAAAAATCGCGGAGAGAGTGCTTGGCCCAGTGGATGGGAGGCGCGGCGGCGCGGATCGGGTTACTCCATCGGGTGAGGAGTTGATAGAACGCTGAGGGAATTTGCGAATTGCTAGGAACTTAGCAGGGTGTGATTGGCGCGTTCGATTTTGGGGGAGCACCAGCAGGTCAGACCGGGTTCGACGTGGGGTTTGAGGTCGTCGAGGGGGAGGACGTGGTATTGGCGTCGGCGCCGGTAGCGGACGAGTTCCCAGCGGTCTTCGAACTTGCGGTGGTCGGGGCGGTCGGTCATGTCAGTTTTCGAAAACACCGTCTGAGTCACAGACACGCTGGAATTGGTCGGACGGCACTTCGATGACCGGCGAGAGGTCGTTGGCCGCTTGTGGCCGGTCGGTGCGCCCGCGGTAGTTGATTTTGTAGGCGTTGACTGGGAGGGTGCCGATGCGCACGAACCAGATCCCGTCAGTGAAGGCCACGACATAGAAGCACGGCATCTGGAGACCGATTTCCCCTTGCATGAGGGAGAACCATTTGTCGAGGTCGATGAGGACCGTAGTGAAGGCGTGACAGGTGCGGTCACGCCTGGTGCGAATCTCCACGAGCGCGTGGATCTTCTTGTCGCGCATGAGGTAGACGTCGAAGGGGGAATAGGGGCCCATCTGGCCCCATTCGCAGCGCCAGGCTTTGGCGAGTCGGTCGGCCACGGTGTTTTGCCTGGCGACGTGCTTGGGCTCCTCGAGGACGGCCATCAGTCGTTGACGAGGGCGTCGACACGGAAGCACATGCCGCCTTTTTCAATCACGTAGTCCGCGAGGCTTCGAACGACGACGCCGTTGGCGGAGACGCGGGCGGCGAGTCTGGCGCCGGCGGGGAGTGGAAAGGCCTCGGCCTCCTGTTCGGCGCTCATGGGTTTGGTGTCTGGGTAGAGCTTGAGTAGCCGGGTATGGGTGTCCCTGGCGAGGTACTTGAGTTCAGAGAGGATCACGTCGTTTGTGGGCATGGCGAAGATTCTATACTGAGATATGTCGAAATGTGATATCTCTTATGCGCCGTGACGGACGATCCCCAGGACATCGAGCGGTGCGCGTCGTGCGGGAGCACGAACCGGATCGAGCATTCGTATGAAGTGGGTGGGACGCTGCAGCGCAGCGACTATTGCGGGGCGTGCGGGGCGACATGGGGGCGGAAGCGGGTGGCGGACGACCGTCAGGCGAAGGCGAAGCGGGCGGCGGCCGAGAAGGCGCGGAAGAAAGCCGAGGGGTGATGTTCCCGTTTGATGTGCTTCAAGGGATGCTGCGCGGACAGACGGCGGCGCTGCAGTCCGGGGTGTCGGCGCTGCGCGGGTACGAACTCGCGGTCCAACAGCAGCGGGCGGCGCAGAACGCCTACGCGCAGATGTCGAACGACTTCGACCGGATATCCGGGATGTACAACATCGGCATGGGCAACTGGACCGGCAGATCTTGGACATCTTCCAGACCATAGGCCCACCGCAGGCCCAACAGGAGGTCGAGACCTGGGCGACTGTGGAGCGCGCGGCGATGTCGGACCCTGTTCTGCAGCGCATGGTGTTCCTGACTCAGGGCCCGCTCGGGATGTTCCGCGAGCAGGCGCTGATCCAGACGGTGCTGGCGCTGGTGCGTGACCGGCAGCGGTTGACGGATGAATTCTCGCACCGCCTGATGACGGCGCCGGCACCGGTGTTGGCGTTCGACCCGCGCGAGGTCGTGGGCGTGATCGCCAGACTTGGTAAGCGTATCGGTGGTCACGGGTACTGCTGGTGTGAATACGGGTTCCCGCCATCGCTCCGATCGGATCCCACGATGACGTCCCACGCACCGGCGTGCCTCGAGGCTCGGGCGCTCCTCGCGCAGTTGGAGGCCTTCGGGAAATGACGCTGCGCGACGTGTGGCCGCTCCAGGAGGAGCGGAACCGACTCCAGAACATGGCGTACGAGACGATCCGATTTCCGCCGGCGCCGTGGTGGGCTATCGGTCAGACCGGCCCGGACCCCACCTTGCGGACACGTCGCCGCCGTCTTGGCCAGCGGAGCCTCAGAGCATACCTGCGCCGGGCGATGCCGATGCGGTCGCGGATGTGGAAGAACCGCTGGCATCGCGCGACGGTTCGAATCATCGTGGGTCCGTCGTATATGTCGCGCCGGCAGGAAGCGATCAATCAGATGGCGGAACTATTGGAGGGATATCTCTAGTGAACGACGACTTCAAACGTCAAGCTGATCAGATCGCGCACGACATCGTCGTCGGCGCAAACCGGTCCCTGGATGCGGCCTCGTTGGTGGTGCAAACCAACATGCAGGACGCCTACGCCGCCGGCGTCGAGGCCGGCCGTCGCCAGATCGACACGGCCAGGGCGATGGAAGTATTACTACGGCTCCTCACGCATGATCGTCAGGCGGCGTTCAATGAGGGGGCGGCGTCGGCTATTGACTCATTCGCGCACGTCGCTCTGTTGGCCTCGGAAGGTCTTAGTCCAGAGTCATCGGATCAGGTACGGCTCTTGGAGATTTTGCGCGGACTTACGCGCATGACGGTGGGAAGGTCAATGCGGATCGTGGACCCAGACGCCTGTGTCGGAATCTTGGGCGTGCACTTGGCGTCGAAGGAAGAACTCGCGGCGTTCGAGCGTGTAACGGACATCTACCTCTCACGCCATAAAAGGCCTGACCCAGACTTGAGGAAACCATGAGGGACGCGTTCAGAATCAAGCTCGAGCGAGGCGCCGATGGCCAGGCGGTCGCAGTGGCGGCGCGGTTCGACTAGACCCGGACATCGTGGTCAAAACCTTTCTAGTCGAGGGCCAGATCTACCGGTCGATCTATGCGTCCGATGAGAAGCCGTTTGACTGTGGCGGCGGCCGCAGCGCACCAAACTATCGGCGCGTGGATGGCAAGTGGGAGGCTACGTGGGACCACCAAACGTGGGAGCTGGTCGCCAAAAATGGACTCGGCCACGGTACCACGCTGATGAACAACCGCGTGGACGCCGGCCTGTTGGTGCCGTGGCGCCCGAAATACGAATGGGTGGGCGGCTTCGAGTGGGTGGGCACGCCGCCGGCGCCGCCGGAGATCAACCCCGACGTGGAGTATCCGGACGGGTTCGTGTGCTTCGAATGCGCCGATGACTACCGCCAGTACGTGCTGCATAAGATCGCGTCTGGCGTCGTGGCCGACAACGCGGATGGCGCCACGTGGTCACACCCTGCCGATAGATTCGGCGTGACCAAGCATCGGGTCTACCCGTGGCCGATGCCGCAGGAGGACATCGAGCGGCACGTCGCGGAACACCGGCACGAACGGTTGTTGCGGGAGTTACTGCTGCGATGAAGGTCCCGTGCCCCTCATGTGGCCTGGTCGGGTGCATCGCGCCGGACGTGGACGAGATCAACTGGGACCTGGGCGGGAAGCACGAGAAGGTGACCAAGGCCCAATGGCGCGAACTCAAGAAGCGGCCGCCGAAGGAGGACTAGTGACCGGCAAGTACATGATCAACGGCGTGCAATTGAATCCGTACGTGTCCGGACAGGTTTCGGCCCGCGTGACCGGCCCGGACGGCGTTGAACTGCGGGTGTCAGTCCCGATTGGGTTCGAAAACGCTGGCTGGCGCTACGTGTCACATATCGGCGTGTTCGAGTTCGGGATCACCGGGATGCGTGAGGCGCTGATCATGGAGTACATTCGCGAGCGGTGCATCGCCTTGTCCGATCAAGAAACGGCCGGGCTCAACGCGATCGCTGGGATCGTGGAGTACGAATGAGGCAACCACGGTGAAGAAAGACGGCGGCTCGATGCCAACGATCCTGTTCTCCTGCGGCCGCCTGCTGGTCCGGTGGGGCCACGGGAAAGGCAAGTGGTTCCGGCTCCAGAAGCATTGCCCGAGCGGGTTCCAGCCGCTGAAATACGAAGTCACCTCGTACCTCGTTTCGCGGTTTATCATCCAGTGGATCACGCGCATCCCGGTCACCGATCGGTACTACAACATCAGCACCGACGAGTGGGAAGGCACCTGGGACTGGCGCAGCACCTCGTGGAAGGACACGGAAATCTATGTCAAGCCTGAGCCGCCGCGCGTTCCTCTCGCTCCTCGGTAGTGCGGCCGCCGTCGCGGCGCTGCACACGATGGGCTGTGAGGAGTTTATCGCTCTCGCGAAACTGATCGCCGCGCGACACTAACGACAATGGTAGCAACGCTTCTTCTGAATTCTACGTACGAACCGCTGAAAGTTGTGAACTGGCAGAGAGCGATGACGCTCCTGGCCCAGAACAAGGCGGTCGTGTGCGAGGAGCACGAGGAAACCAAGCGATCGGTGTCGTTCACGTTCCGGGTGCCGTCGGTGATCCGGTTGCTCCAGACCGTGCGGCTGCGCAAGCGGCCGGTGGTGCAGTTCACTAGGCTGAACGTCTACGCGCGGGATGAGTTCCAGTGCCAGTACTGTTTCGATCGGTTCCACCCGGAGCGGCTGACGCTCGATCACGTGCTGCCTGAGTCGCGCGGCGGCCGGAGGGTGTTCGAGAACATCGTAACGGCGTGCGTGCCGTGCAACCGCCGGAAGGACGATCGGACCCCGGAGGAAGCCGGGATGCCGCTGAAGTACAAGCCGCGGCGGCCGCTGGTCCTGGCGCCGATGATGAAGATCACGGTCGGCTGGACGACGCCGGACGCCTGGCGGACGTATCTGTTCATGCACGCACGTGCCTGATACCTACGCGAACATCCGCGATCACAATCTCCTCGGCGCAATCATCGGCGCCAAGGTGGTGGATGTCACTCAGCACGATCGCGAGGAGTTCCAGGAAGAGGGCGCGTGTTACTTCGTGCTCCACTTCGACAATGGCGTCTGCGTGAGGGTGTACGTGGGCGACGACGGGTTCGACATCTTGAACGTGCCGGACCAACCGGACGGTACGGTAGACCGGACGTAGCTGAGACGGTGTAGCGCCGGCCTGAAAAGCCGGAGACGTCGGTTCGATTCCGACCGTTCGGGCCAAACACATTGCACGCGTAGCTCAACTGGCAGAAGCACCCGGCTCTTAACCGGGAGGTTGCAGGTTCGAAGCCTGCCGCGTGCACCACACTTTGTGCTTGACGAGCTTGGCGAGCTTAGCGTAAAGTCGTCGGGTTCGTCGCGGTTACTGGTTACGGCTACATGCTGCTTGCATAGCAGTTCCCCCAACCATCCTCGTGAGGCCATCGTTCGGTGGCTTGACGGGGCCGGGATTGGGGGAACCAACCCGGTCCACCACAACAACCGTCCCGACTTACCGTGACGAACATTGAGATTGAAATTCGCGTCTACTGAACGGCTTACATGATTCCTGGTTCGAATCCGGGATCCCCCATTCATTACGGGGGATTAGCCAAATGGTAAAGGCAACAGACTTGTAATCTGTCGTGCGCAAGCACAAGCCGATCGACTCGACGCGATGTTTTTGGGATTGCCGGTTACTGCGCAGCTTACATGCAGCTCAACGGTTGAGCATTTGCCCAGAGCAAAGGGTTGTTGGTTCGATTCCAACCATACGCGAAAGCGTAGCAGCGCGACTCGCCGGCATGTTTTTTCAGGGGTGAACGGTCATGGCTGAAGTCGGCCTCACAAAGCAGCGCATCATCGCGGAACTGACGAAGTCCCCGCACGGCAAGCTCGAGGCGTACGTGCCGGTCGGGCGCCAGGCGGTAGATAGCGATCCGGAATTCTTCGCGCACCTCATCGCGTGGGCCGCGGTCAAGAGCGAGATCCGGGACGTCAAGGTGGCACTGCCGGTGTTGGCGCTGGCGCACAACGACAACCGAGAGTTCAGCGAGAACGCACTCGCGCACCTGGCGGATCTGGCGCCGCGCGATCTCCTGCGCGCGCTCGACTTCGCGCGGTTGTTGAAGCATCACCCACGGTACCTGCGCAGGTTTGTGGAGCGCTACCTGCGCGACCTCGAGGCGGACCGGCACGGGTTCGACCGGACGGCGCTCCAACATCGGCAGACGGTGAAGCGGCTCTACGCGCTGTACCACGTGGCGCCTGGGGCCCACGCGGCGGCGTGCTTGTTTGGCGAGGCGCCGAAGGGGTCGGTGTTTGACGTCGTGAAGCGTCTGGATGCGATGAGCCCGTCCGAAGCGGCCGGGGCCATCATCGGCCGGAAGATTCCGTTCCTGATTGCCGCCGGCGCGCTGAAGGCGAAGCTGAAGGAGCCGGACGTCGTGATGGCGCTCATCAAGGCGATGTCTCCGACCGAGCTGGTCACGAACATGAAGTTCTTGGAAAAGCTCGGGGTCAAGACGGACCCAGCGCTCCGGGCGGCGCTCGATGAGGCGCTGGCCAAGGCCGCGACGAGCCGGAAGCCGAAGGCGTCCATGAAGGCCTCGACCGCGGCGGCCGCCCAGACGGACGAGAAACTGCAAGCGCAGTTGCACAAGCTGCAGGAACAGCAGCTCGACCAGATGGTGATCAAGGGCAAGTGGCTCGTCCTGGGCGACAAGAGCGGGTCTATGCAGGAAGCGATCGCGATGTCGATCGAGATTGCGGCGATGCTGGCGCGGACGGCTGAGCAGGTCTCCCTGGTGTTCTTCGACTCCGGGCCGCGCTACATCGAGGCGACCGGCAAGACGCTGTTGGAGCTGAAGATCGCGTGCCGTCACATTACGGCGCACGGCAACACGTCGATTGGCTGCGGCGTGCAGTACGCGCTCGAGCGTGGCCTGGACGTGGACGGGATTGCGATTATCAGCGACGGTGGCGAAAACACCGTGCCGATCTTCGCGCCGGCCTACCAGCAGTTGACGAAGAAGCTGGACAAGATCATCCCGGTCTATCTGTACCTGATGTCGGGGTCCTGCGCGAACGTGCTGACGAAGAACTGCGCGCTGGTCGGGATCGACGTCCAGGAGTTCGACCTGCGCGGCGGCGTGGACAAGTACTCGTTGCCGAACTTGGCGAAGACCATGCGGGCGAATCGCTACAGCCTCGTGGACGAAATCATGGCGACGGAATTGAAGGTGTTGGATGGCGTACTCAAACAGACAAAGGGACAGGAGGTCCTTCGTGGATCAGTTGACACAGTTGAAGCGGCTCGATCTTGACACGATCGAGCTTGACCAGGCCGTGGCGTACGAGGTGTTCGCCAAGCAGTTGCGCGCGGGGTTCGAAGCGCGACAGCTCGACGTGCCGGAGTGGCTCAATGACCAGTTGCGCGGGTTGAACCGGACGATCGAGTCCAAGGTGGCCGACCGGAAGGCGCTGCGGATCCGCGAGCTGAAGACGGGGCTCGCGAACCTCGAGACGCCGGCCGAGAAGCGCGCGCGGCTCAAGACCGAACTCGATGCGCTTGAGGGCGCACCGGTTGCCGTCGGTCAGTAAAACAGCACGCCGGCGCTTGATGCGTCGGCTGGGGAGAAAGGGGGGGCAGGCGCGCGCGCAGCGTCTGTCCCCTTTACGTCGTCAGGCGATCGCGCGGCTCGGAGGATTAGCTCGATGGAAGCAGCAGAAATGATCTACCCGTGGCACTTCATTCCGGTGGCGAACCTCGCATCTGGGGAGCGACTGGACGAACTCGAAGCCATGATGATTCTGCGCGCGTCGGAAACGCCGAGGCTCGAGGGCAACACGGCGGTCCTGGTGGACGTGTCCGAGGCGATGGATGACGCCAGCGCGCTACCGAGTTCCTGACGGCGAAACGGCCGAGGCCTACCACGTCCCCCGGATGCCGCTCCCGATGCTCTGCTGGCGCCTGGGCGGCAACGAGCACCGCGTCTTGGTCCGGGTCCGGTGGGTAGCTCAATTGGAAGCAGCACTCGGCCTTTAACCGATAGGTTGGGAGTTCGACTCTCCCCCGGCGCACCACAATCAACCAGGCGGTGTAGCGGTGTCCGTAAGGCCCGTAGCCGACCTCCGGCGAACAGCGCCGCCTGGTTGTGCTACACTCTCGCCATCGTGATTCGTCGGTCATCCCAATCGTTACTGCTTAGCTCGCGCCTATTGGCGCTCAGCTATTAGCACGCGCGATCCCTGGGACTGACCTCCTCTTCAATTCGGCGTCATCAGTTCCGCGGCTTTGCGCAGCATATGTCTGTGGAGGGCGTGGACGATGGCGTCTAACCGTCTCGAAAACGGCCCAGCCTCACGGCTGACAGAGTTCGATTCTCTGGCCCTCCTTGAAAAACTGAATACGGGCCCGTACCCCAACCGGCAGAGGAACGTCCTCAAAAGACGTAAAGTCTCGGTTCGAATCCGAGCGGGCCCACCATCGCGCGAGTAGGAGAACTGGCATATCCCGCTCGGTTGAGAGCCGAGTGTTTGTGAGTTCGAATCTCACCTCGCGCACCAGGTTCGTGGCGTGGTAATCCCGTACGGCGCGGGGGCTGCCTGTAGAGCAGTTTGAGGCTTCGGCTGATCAGGGTGTTCGATTCACTCACACGCCACCATGTTCGTCCCGGAGTACGAGAACTGGCATATCTACTCGCCCCAGAAGCGAGGAATGAGGGTTCGAATCCCTCCTCCGGGACCAGTTCGATGGCAGGTCGTTTAGCGGTAAGACGCTGGCCTTTGGAGCCGGTAACCGGTGGTTCGAATCCACCCCTGCCAGCCACTTCGCGTAGACTCACGGGCGGAGGGTATCTATGCCTGGTATTCTATGGCGCATCCTGATAGAGGATTGACTGAGTGGAAAAGTGCGAGGTTGCTAACCTCGAGCCGCCGTTACAGGCGCGGGCGTTCGATCCGCCCATCCTCTGCCAACTTGCTTTGACAGTCAGTGCATGGCGGCCATGGTCGCTCCGGGAGTTCCTTCGGCCACGGCCGACGTGGCCCCCCGCCGCCGATAATCTGAACGGTGAACTTTCCACATAGGGATTCACCGTTTCGGAAGTAGTGGAACCGATTCCACATCGATCGCCAGCCTTCGGCCCTCATCAGTCTCCGGGCGATCCAACGTAGAAGTCTGCTGGTGTGACTTTCAGGGTTTTACAGAACTCCAGCCATCCGGCCTTGTCGCGCGCATCGAGGAACGGCTTGGCCAGCGCCAGTGTGTGCATCGCGTTCGTGTAGTACGAGATGCCTTCGCCGTGCGAGCCCCAGAGGTTCGTCAGGCCGAAGCACGCGGCGAGCGCCTCGACGCTCGCCGCGTTTCTCGCTTCTTCTGGATGCGAGAAGATCCAGTCGAGGTCGCTCATCATCACGCGCTTGGCTTCCACGGCGGCTTCCCATTCCTTCAGGAGGTCCTCGCGGCCGCGCTCGATCAGTTCAAGATGCTGGCGGTCGTACCATGACACCTGGCCGTGATCCTTAATCCAGATCGTGAAGGTGCTTTCGCAGTGTTCGTCGCCGCGAGCGCCGTACTGGTCGGCGTAGCTGCCCACGACGATCGCTTCCTTGTCGGCTTGGAAGTGGCTCATGGACGACGGGAGCTGCTTAACGATACGAACGTGGTCGCCGCGGTGGAGGTCCTGCATCCTACGCCTGTTCTGCAATCTTCCAGACGATCATCGGTCGATTGCGCGAATTCTTCCTGGCTCCGGACGAGAGCACGTCCTTGGACTCAAACAGCTCCGACCGGCGCTTGCGGATCGTGGACGGCCCGTAGTCCTTGAATTGCGGCAACTGCTCGAGGTCCTCATCGGTCATGGGACCGTGCGTGCGCAGCGCCTCCAGCACCAGTTTGTGGAGTTCGGTCCGATGCTGGGCGACCGCGCCGGCGGCCGCTTTGGCGGTGGACGGGTCACCGTGGCGCACCATGCCGGTCAGGTCGAGGTCTGACGCTCCCTGGTCGAACATCCCAGGCAGGACGCCAGTCTTGGCTGGCTTGGCCTTCGGCTGCCGGCACGTGCACCGCGTGACGCCATTACCGAACGGCGCCCAGCCGGTGTCATCGCAGCGTCCGCACGTCACAGGTGTCTTTCGATGAAGTCGTCGAAGTCCACCATGAGACGCCACGCGAGCCCGACGACGAGGCCGACGGTGGCCATACCGATGGCGACAAAGATCACCAATGTGCTCAAGGACTCGCGGATGTCGTCGATGAAGCGGAAGACGCGCATTAAAAGAATCCGTCGAATTTTCGAATCTCTAACGCGCGCCGCTTCGTCTCTCGATGCGCTTCTCCGTAGCCGGAGGTTTCGCGCTCAAAGCGGTCGATCAGCGTGAGGAGGCGATCAATCTCGTGCCGGTAAAACTCCTCGACCCAGTGGTGATCGAGAATCGTGCGTCCGTTGAAACCTTTAAGCCCATCGTGTTCGAAGAGTCCTTCCGGGCGCTTCGGGTCCACCACGACGATCTCGACCGTCACACCTCGGTCGCGGCAGAGGTCCTTGAAATGTTTGCCCATACGGCTGTCGGTAAAGACCACACAGTCGCCGTCCTTGACGCTCTCCACCAGCGACGTGGTGCGGCCGGTGCGTCGGCTGGCCGCGAAATAGATCCCAACCGCGCCCTTGACGCCCGCGCCGATGCCGAAGTGATCCATCAGCGGGTCTCCCTCTTGATCGACAGAGCGCACAGGGACACCGAGGAGATCGTGATCGCGGCCTTGCCGCTCACGCAGTCGTAGTAGCAGATCTTGTTGCGGCCGTCGACCTCTTCGGATCGGTAGAAGCAGGTTTCGGTGGGCTTCTTGGGTTTTGGCGTTGGCGTCGGCGTCTGTGTTGCCGTGGCCGCGAGGAACACCGCGAGCAGGAGTAGATATCGCATGGCGGAATAATGCTCTACGGAGATACTCCCTGTCAAGGCGGCCGTCCGACCGCTACAGGGTGTGGTAATCTCTTGCTAAGGGATTGGAAGGGTTGCGTGATTTGCGTCTCCTCCCCGTCTATTCCGTGAGCCGCCGGGTGACGCCGATTCACCCCCGGTGGAGCATCTGATTCAAAAGGGCAGATGCTTCGTGCCCGGCGGTTCTAAATTTTAGGGGTTCCCGATGCCGTTCATCCGCTACCGGTGCTGCCCGAAGTGCAAGGGCATCGTGGAAAAAGAGACGTCTGAGACCCCGTTCCCGCCGCGGGAAGTGCACGCGGTGCTGATCACGGTAGACGTCGGGCCGGACGTGACCAAGGAATTCGACGTCGGCTACAAACTCAAAGAGCGCTGCCCAGTCCAGCACTACCAGCCATGAACCGCCGTCAGTTCCTCAAGGCCGTCTACGCCGTGAGGCTCATGCAGTAATGGACCGTCGCCGCTTTCTCGCCACGCTCGCCGCGGCCGCCGCCGGTGCCGTGCTGGATCCGGAGCGCCTCTTGTGGGTGCCAGGCCGGAAGGTCATCGTGTGCTTCCCCGGCACGATCACGTTGACAAAAGCCACCGCCGCGACGATCACGCTACCCCCGCCGATGTTGACGCCTGAGATGGTCAGGGCTATCACGGCGTCCATGAAGGGCCTGTTTAGTGCAGAGGCTCTAGTGAAGGCTGACGCATTCATGCGGCTACCCCTGCCGCGGACCGAGCCGTTCTGGAATGCCTGACAAGCTCTATCAAGTGGAGGTCCGCACGAGCCCGGCCCGGCGCGACGAGCCGATTGACCCGTTCCAAGGGGAAGAGTGGCATCCGGTCCGGCGCCCGCGGGGCGGCATCCACAAGTTCGACGGGGAGTTTGAGGCCAAGTCCGCGATGGCCCGGCTCATCAAGGCGCAACCCCATGCGCTCTTCCGCATCTCGATGATCGACATCGGCCGTCACCGCCGCCGGATCTAAAACCCGCCTTCCGTTTCCGCGTCCTCCCTGGGCGCGTGACTATACCTCGTGCAGTAGATGGGATGGCCTGCGGTGTGCGCGCACGCACGCTGGGGGCCCGTGAGCCGGGCAAACACCGTCGCCCACTCGCAGAAGTAGTCACGATTTTGACGGGTTAGTTTTGTAACTTGAGGGCGACACCATGAGAGATATGGGCAACGTACCAGGCCAGGCGAGTATGAAAGCGAGCGTCGGCAAGAAGAAGGATTCCGCGAAGGTGGTCGATGAGATCACGATCAAGGTCGCGGAGAACAAAGGCGTCACCGTCACGGTGCGCGAGCGGTACAAGAACGACCAGGACCGCAGCGGCGGCGAGGTCTTTCCCTTCTCGGAGCCGAAGACCTTCGTGTATCCGAGCTGGGATGAGGCCGCCGGGTTCATTGGCGGTGTCGTGTCGTCCGGCTCGCTCGCCGGCGCGGCCCCGGCGGCGGCTGATGAGCCTCCGATGGCGCCACCGACCGGCACCATGGGTGAGCTGACCACCGATGAGATCGATGACGGCATGGCTAAGGCCGGCATGGTGATGGGCTCCGAGCAGCCGGACACCTACAAGTCGATGCGCAGCGGGATGCGATAAGTCCAGTTGGGCCGCACCACGCGGCCTTTTATCCTGACCGCCATGGACATGAAGTGGAAGGGGCGACGCGAAAGTCAGAACGTGGTGGACCGACGGCCGCGGCCGCGTGTCTATGCGCCGCCAGGCAAGGGGCCAGGGCCAGTGGTGGGGAGTCCTGATTGGGCACCAACCGGCAGAGGGCCTGGGCCAGTGCTTGGAGCGGTCCTCGATGTGCCTCGCAATCCCATGAGCGGCATCTCTTCGAGTTTAGCGAAGTCGGCGTCACGTAGAAGCAAAAGTAAATAAGGAGCGGATCTCATGGCGAAGTCAGGCATGGCAAAAGTGAAGTGGGTCGCGGGCTGCAGCGGCGGGAAGAAGAAGAAGTAGGCCGTGGAACTCCCTCCTGGGCTGCCGTCAGCCGCAGAGTTCGAGAAGCTCGATCGGATTTCCCGCGAACAGTGGCGCCTGGTGATGGCGCGGGTGTTCATCTCCGACATGGGCGCCGATGTCCTGCGCGAGATCTGCGCGCGCGGCAAACTCGAGTGGCGGATGCAGTTCAAGCAGATCCAGGGGAAGCACAGCCTGCGTGAGGATGACGTCGACTGGATCTTCGAGGCGTTCAAGGCTGAGATCCGCCGGCGCGATCGCCTCGTCGGGCACGTGCAACAGGTCAGCCGGAATTGACCCTGCGGGTACCGGTGGCCCGTCCGATGCAGGGCGGGTTTGGCGAGAAGGCGCTGGCGATTCTGACGCTCTGTGCGATGCCGGAGCACGACCGCCATCACCCGGTGTATTTCCGCGAACTGTGCGACAAATTCTCCGAGAAATCCGTGATCCTCAAACTGCATGAACTCCACGAGCGTGGGTACATCGAGCGTGCCGCGGTGTCCGCGCTGACCCCGCGTGGGATCCACGCGTTGGAGTCCCAACCCCGTGCATAACGACGACTTCCGCACCGCCGGACCGGACGACCCGGTGACCACGAACGTCCCGATGTCCCTGGCCGTGGCGGAGAAGAACGAACTGCAGGTCCAGAAGTTCATGGCGACGATGCGCCGGCGGTTCCGCCTGTGCGCCGATGCCGAGAATGAGTCCCGGATGCACCAGGCCGACGACCGGGCCTTCCGGGCCTCCAGACAGTGGGACGAAGAGACGCTGCAGGAACGCGCGCGCGACAACCGCCCGTGCATGACGATCAACCGCATCCCGCAGTTTCTGTCGCAGGTCACGAATCAGGCGCGCGCGTCGAAACCCTCGATTACGGTCGTGCCGCTGGGCGGCGGGGCCCGCGTCGACACGGCCAATTACCTCCAGGGCCTCATCCGCGATATCGAACTGAAGTCCGACGCGGATATCTCCTACATGACGGCGGCCGACAGCCAAGCGGAAATCGGACTGGGGTACATCAAGATCGACACGGAACTGGTCGATAGCGATGACGGCTCCCCGAGTTTCGATTCGGAGCCGCGGATTCGGCGCATCCGTAACCGGTTCTCCATCTACATGGACCCGTCGGTCCAGGAATTCGACGCCAGCGACTCGAAGTTTTGTTTCCAGGTCGAAGACCTGACGCCGGACGAATTCGACAGTCGGTACGGCGAAAAGACCCCGCGCGCCTCGCTCGAGGAGTTCGCCACGATTGGCGACGACCGGCTCCTGTGGCTCCCTGGGGGCAGCGTCCGCGTGGCCCATTACTGGTATGTCGAAGAGGTGCCGGAAACCATCCTCAGTCTGCGGTTTCCAGATGGGACCAAGGCCATCCTGAAAGAGGGCGCGATCGACCTGAAACTCGCTGGCGCCACCGTCGAGGGCAGCCGCGTGAAGCTCAAGCGCGTGGTCCGGAGCTGCGTCGTCAACGGCGTGGGGATCCTCGAGGGCGCCGATGACACCGGGAGGCAGGGGGCCATCTGGCCGAGCAAGTACATCCCCATCGTGCCGGTCATCGGCAACGAAGTGCTCCTCGACGGCAAGATCGACTACCGCGGCATGGTCCGTGACGCCAAGGAGCCACAGCGCGCCTACAACTACTGGGTGACCGCCACGGTCGAGGCCGTCGCGCTGGCGCCCAAAGCCCCGTGGATCCTGGCGGACGGCCAGAACGAAAACTACGAGGAGCAGTGGGACCAGGCGAACGTCAAGAATTTCTCGGCGCTGTACTACACCCCGGTGTCGGTCAATGGGCAGTTAGCGCCACCACCGCAGCGCAACGCCGTGGAACCCCCCATCATGGCGATGTCGAGCCTGATTCGTCAGGCGGACAACGACCTGAAGGCCACGATGGGCTTCTACGACGCGAGCCTGGGCCAGACGGGGCCCGAGCAGTCCGGCAAGGCCATCCTGGCTCGGCAGAAACAGGGCGAGATCGGCAATTCCCAGTACCTCGACAACCTCTCGCGCGCGATTCGGCAGGTCGGTCGGATCTGCCTCGACCTCATCGGCAATCTCTATGATACCGAGCGGATCGTCCGGATCATTGGCGACAACGGCAAGCCGGCGATGGTCAAGCACGACCCCAACGGGCCGCCGCAGCCGGAGACCCAGCAGGTCCCCGAGGGTATCCAGGCGATCGTGAACCTGACGGCGGGCCGGTACGACGTCACCATCAGCGTGGGTCCGAGCTTCTTGTCGCGCCGGCAGGAAGCGGTCGCGCAGATGGGCGAACTCATGGGCCAGAATCCGAACCTGGCGCAGGTCATCGCGGACCTCTGGATCAGCAACATGGATGCGCCGTGGGCCGCGGAAGCGGCGGCGCGGCTACGCCGGATGGTCCCGCCGCAGATTCTGGGGGAGGACGGCGCCGCACAACTGCCGCCCGAGGCCGCGGCCAAGATTCAGGAAATGACCATGCAGCTCCAGCAGGCCGCCCAGATGGTGCAGATGCTGCAGCAAAAGATGGCGGTCAACGAGCAGAAGTTGGCGTCCAAGGAACTCGAGGCGCAGGCCCGGATCGAGGCTGAACGGATTCAGTCTGAAACGCAGGAGCGCATCACGCGCATGGAGCTGGACGCCAGGGCCACGCTCGCCAGGGTCGAGGCCGAGATCAAGTTGGCCATCGCGGAAATGAAAATCCAGGCCGACGCCAAACGTGACATGGCGAAGGTGGCCATGGAGCGCGAGCGCGAATCGATCCGGCAGCAGACCGACGCGGAGCAGGCCGAGCGCGACCGCGAGGAATCACGCCTCAACACAGAGCGCGATCGCGAGGAAGCGCGCTATCACGCCGAGCGCACCCATCAAGAGGCGCGACTCGCGGCGGCAAATAAACCAGACAAGGCGACGAAGCCCGTGCGGAAGCGTCCGTAAGGGGTCCATTTGGGTCGGATGTGCGGTTGGGGCGACTATCGTGATCGTTAAGGGGTGAGTGAAGGGATTGGCTGTGGAAGAACGATTCAACGCGGCATCAACCACCGACTCGCTGGCAGACATCGCCGCGGCGTTGGGCGAGCCTGTGCCTGAAGAGAAGCCAGTCGCCGCCGCGCCCAAGGCGGAAGTCAAGGCGGACCCCGTAGCCGCGGATCCCGATCCCAATGCCGATCCTGGCGATGAGCCCGAGCCTGGTGGTGAGGAGGAGCCCTCGCCAGAACCTCAGAAAGCCAGCGCCCCACAGCGTCGTCGCGGCAAGCCAGGCGCCGAGGAGCGCATCAGCCAACTCACCGCGGAAAACCGGAAACGGCTGTTCAACGAAACCATCCTGGCCGAAGAAAAGGCACGTCTGGCCGAGGAAAACGCCGCCCTCAAGCAGCGCCTTGAGTCGGCGGCCAAGCCGGCCGCGGCCGCAGCAGAACCGGCCGAGGCTCCAAAGCCGACGGCCGATCCCGCTCGACCGAAGCAGGAAGATTACGAGAACTACGAAGACTTCGTGGAGGCGTTGACCGATTACAAGGTCGAGCGCCGCATCGCGCAGGAGCGCGCCGCATCCGCCGCGGCCGCCGAGCGCTATCAGCGCGAACAGGAACAGGCCATCTTCGAAGATTCCCTCGATCAGGCCGCCGCCGTCTACGAGGATTTCCATGACGTGCTCGAGCGCGGCAAGGATCTGCCGGTGACCGAGCCCATGAAGGACGCCATCAAGACCTCGCCACTCGCGGGGCATTTGATGTACTTCCTCAATCGCAACGCGGACCTCTGCGTGAAACTCGCGCGGATGCGCCCGTCGGTCGCGGTGAAGGAAATCGGCAAGATTGAATCGGCCATTGCGCGCGCCAGCAGACCACCGGCGCCAAAGGATGCTGCGCCAGCCGAGAAAACCGCGGAGACGCCGCAGCGGCAGGTGTCGCGGGCGCCGGCGCCGCCGCCATCCGTGCGAAGCGGTGGTGGGAACACGGGACTGCCAAAGGATCTGCGGCAGATCACGACGCTGGCTGACTGGGAAGCCGCGCGCGAGGCGCAGGGCGGCGGCCGATAACTTTCGTGACGCGCGTGACCCGTCAGTGCGGTCGCGCGATGTTGCGGAGAGCCTGCGGGCTCTCACGTTGAAAGCACTGACAGGCGCCGTGGTGCGGCCTGGGTTGTTCGGTGACGATACCCGAGACTGAAGGATGCCACCGGGGGGTTGTGACTGGCCCCGTTCGTGCTCCGGCACGTGTACGACAGCGAACTCGCGCGATGGTCGAGTTCACCCCAGTCCTGCATGGCCATCGTGTTGCCGTAACTGTTCGCAGGCCGCGGCGCCCTGCTCTGAACCTTTTTTGTGAGGGCACAACCCGATGCGTACCATTGCCATGTCCGTGCGTACAGCCTATCTGGCGCTGACGACGATTGTCGTCTTGTCGCTGGGGCTCATCGCCAGTTCACTTCTCCACGACACCACGCTCTACACCGCGCTCTTTGGACACGGCGATGTCCTGCGCGGCGACCCAACCCTCCTGACGATCACGATGATCACCCTCGAGGCGTTGCGGACCCTCAAAAACCAGCTTTCGTTCACCAAGGGCGTGCGTCGGAATTACGACGACAGCTTTGGTGTCGAGGGCGCCAAGATCGGCACCGTCCTCAACGTCCGCAAGCCACCCCGTTACGTGGGCCGGACCGGACAGCGGATGCAGATCGAGGACTCGACCGAGCAGTCCGTGCCGGTCACGCTGAACACGCAGTTCGGCGTGGACTTCCAGTTCTCCAGCTCGGACCTCAAGCTCTCCATTGACCAGTTCAAGGAGCGCTTCCTGATGCCGGCCGTGTCGGCCATCGCGAACAAGGTCGACTACGAAGGCCTCCAGCTCTACAACCAGATCGCCAACGTCGTCGGCACGCCTGGCACGATGCCCACCGACTGGGGCACCTACCTCGACGCCGGCGTGAAGATGGACGAGGAAGCCGCGCCCAACGACGACCAGCGCTCGGTCATCCTGACGCCTAAGATGCAGAAGACGATCGTCAATGCGCTCAAGGGCCTGTTCCAGGATTCAAGCGAAATCAAGAAGCAGTACCGCAAGGGCATCATGGGCACCTCGGGCGGCTTCGACTGGGCGGTTGACCAGAACGTGGCGGTGCACACCGTCGGCCCGCTGGGTGGCACCCCGCTCGTTAACGGTGCGAACCAGACCGGATCGTCGGTCATCACCGATGCGTGGACAGCCGCCGCGGCCAACCGCCTCAAGCGCGGCGACGTGGTCCAGTTCGCCGGCTGCTTCGCGGTCAACCCGCAGAACCGTCAGTCCACGGGATCGCTCCGTGACTTCGTGGTCACGGCCGACACGTCGTCGGACGGCGCCGGCAACCTGACGATTCCGATCAACCCCCCGATCGTGATCTCGGGCGCGTTCCAGAACGTGACCAACGCTCCGGCGAACAACACCGCGGTGACGATCTTCGGATCGGCCACGGCTTACGCGAGCGTGGTCACGCCGCAGGGCATGGCGCATCACCGTGATGCGTTCACGCTGGCGTGCGCCGACCTGCCGCTGCCGGGTGGGGTGGACAAGGCCGCGCGCATCGCGGACCCCGACCTCGGTCTGTCCATCCGCATGGTGCGGGACTACAGCATCGAAACGGACTTCTGGCCCGTACGTCTGGACATCCTCTTCGGATGGGCCGTCCTGCGCCAGGAGTTGGCGTGCCGGATCGCCGCGTAAGCGGCCATGCCCGACGCCGGTAGCGATATCGGCGTCGGGAGGCTTTCATTTTTCGAGGAGAACCAGACATGTCACTCAATGCAACGTCCCTGGTCGGCGCCGTTTCGGCGGGCCAGACCCAGATCACCCTCACCTCGGGCACCGGAGTCGCCGTCGGCAAGATCATTCGCATCGACGGCGAGAAGGTGGAAATCCTGAGCATTGCCAACTCGCCCACGCTGCTGGTGCGCCGCGGCGTTTCCGGCACCGCGGCGATTGCGCACGACCCGCTCGCGCAGGCGGTCATCGGAGACGCGGCGGACTTCCCGCCGACGATCTTCCCGCTCGACCCGAAGCAGCGCAGCTACGGCCAGGACGGCGCGATCGCCGTCGAGGATAGCCAGGACACGCTCAACAAGGCCACGGCCGGCGCCTACACGCTGGCGGATCCGACGCACGCCCAGAACTTCATCACAAAGGTGATCACGTCGCGGACGGCCGCGGCGCATGTCATCACCGGCGTGAACATCTGGGACGGCACCGCGGGTGTCAACACGACGTTGACGTTCGCGGCGGTCGCAGGCGCGTCGGTCACCTTGCAGGCGCAGAACGGCGCCTGGAACGTGCTCGCGCTCGTCGCGGTCACCCCGGCTCCGTAACCCTCTGCCTGAGTGCGGCCCTCTTCGGAGCGCCGCACTCAGGGTTGTTTTCTTTTCACTTTTGACACGAGGGACTCAGTATGCCGAACGGACTCACGCTTCTGGCGGGTGAAGGCGCGTTCACCGCCACCGAAAAGAAGATTCTCAACGACAACGCCGGCTTGACCGTGGACCTGACCGGCGAGCAGACGCTGACCAACAAGCGCACGCCGAAAGTCGAAACCATCATCACCGGCGATGGCGCGATCACGATCGCGGACGGTCTGGTGACGCTCACCAAAGGGTCGGCGGCGGCCATTACGCTGGCGGCACCGACGGCGGCGCAGGCCGGCACCGTGATCGTCATTACCGCCGGCAGCGCCTTCGCGCACGTGGTGACCGCGACGGGGCTCCTGGAAGATGGTGTCGTCGGCGGCGCGAAGAATACGGCGACGTTCGCGGCCTTCAGGGGGGCGACGATCACCCTCGTGGCGTCCCAGTTGAAGTGGAACGTCGTGAGCAAGAACGTCGTGACCGTCGCGTAAAGGCTGCCCATGACCTTCAATCGCCTCGTTGCGATTACGCCCAGCGATACGGTGAACTTCGAGAAACCACCAGACGCGATTTATGTCGGCACGGCCGGCGTAGTCGCGCTGGTGTTCGAGTCAGGCGCGGTGGTCAATATCACCGCCGTGGCTGGCGCGTTTCTTCACATCCGCCATGTGAAGCGCGTCAACAGCACCAGTACGACGGCCACAAACATGCTGGCCTGCTACAGCGTGTAGCTCCAGTTGGTCGCAAAGGCTGAACGGCGTCAAGATTCACTCGTTCTGAGTCCCGTGCCGTGGCGGCGGGCCGATTCGTTCACGAACTGCCACGTGAAAGCGACCTTATGGCTCCGGTAGTGATCGAAGAATACCCGAAAATCCTGTATCACACGGATGGCAGCGCCATCCAGGTGGAGAACGAGGCAGAGGAGCGCACCGCCATCGCCAAGCACGGGTTCTTGGAGTCGCCGCCCTCGAGCGCGCCTCCGGAACCCACAGGAACGTCCGGCTACGTGCCTGTCGAGTACCCGAAGGTGCTCTACGACGGCAAAGGCGGCACCCGCACGGTGCTGGACCCCGAGGGCGAGGCCAAGATGGCCACACTCGGCTTTGTCGAGGATGTGAACGGTCCACCACTGTCCGAGCCACTCGCCGGACCACAGGCCGCGCCGCCACCCTCAACGCCGCCGCCACCGGCTGCCAGCGCAGTCGCGACGGAGTTCGAGTCGTTCGCCCCCATCGTGGACGAGGATCTGCCAGAATCGCCCATCGTGGTGCCGGACGAGGTCGCTCCACCGAAGGCGAAGGGTGGGCGTCCGACCAAGGCCGCCGCCGCGTTGAAGGCGGCGGAAAAGAAGGCCGCGGCCGAAGAGAAGGCCCGGAAGAAAGCCGAAAAGGCCGCGAAAGCGACGAAGTAATTCGGAGGTCCTGTGCCGACGACGGTAACGTGCCGACAGCTCATTGAAGGCGCGCTGAAGATGCTGGGCGTCGTCGGCGCCGGCATCACCATGTCCGGCGAGGCGGCGGTGGACGGGTTTCTCGTGGCCAACGAGATGCTCGACGGCCTGGCGACCGAACGGCTCACGATCTACACGAACGCGACCAGCACCTACCCGCTGACGGCCAGTCAGGCCAGCTACACGATTGGCGTCGGCGGGAACTTCAACCAGGCGCGGCCGCTGTGGATTGCCGCGGCGGGCATCATTGACGATGACACACTCCCGAACCCGATCGAGATTCCAATTCGGGTTCTCAATCAGCAGGGCTGGTCGACCGTCAGCATCAAGTCTCTGACCGGGACGACCGTCCGGGCGATCTACTACGACAACTCCTGGGCTGCCGGGTTGGGCCGCATCTACGTGCACCCGATTCCGACCGGCAGTGACGTGGCGCTGGTGCTCTACACCCCCACGGCGTTGACGGAATTCGCCTCATTGGCCACCCCGTATTCGTTCCCACCTGGGTATCGCCGGATGCTGCGAGCCCTGCTCGCGATTGAACTGGCCCCGTTCTATGAAGTCGAAGTGCCGGCATCGGTGTTCACGATTGCCACGCAGGCCAGGGCCTACGTGAAGCGCGCGAACATCAAGTTCAACGTGCTGGGCGTCGACCGAGGCTTGATGGTGCAGGCGGCTCGAGGGCGCCGGTATGACATCTCGGCCGATGAGTAACCCCAGATGGAGTACCCCGCGTTCATCAATGGGAGCTACCAGTCGCAGAGTTACGCTGCCGACAATGAGCGGACCGTCAATTTCTTCCTCGAGCTGATGGAGTCAGGCGGCTCGGCCACGCGCGCGGCGCTGTACCCAACGCCTGGCTTCTCACAGTTCGGACCGACGCCTGACGAAAACCCCGTTCGCGGTGCGTGGTTTGGGGCGGGGCGCCTCTTGGTGGCGGTCGGTGGCGTTTTGGAAGAACGCACCGCTGACGGGGTCCGGATCAGTCGCGGCTCGATCGCCAACGACAATACGCCAGTCACGTTCGAGACCAATGGGGATGGGGGCGGTGAGGTGTTCTTTTCGAGCGCAGGGGTTGGCTACCTCTTTACGCTCGCCACCAATGTCTTAACCACGGTCGTGCAGGACGTGGACTTTGCGGGGTATCTCGACGGCTTCTTCCTTGGCCTTGACGTCGATACCTCGACCTTTAAGATTTCGGAATTCTACACGGGGGGGACCTGGGATCCCACGCAGATCGCCCAGCGGAACGTCGCGTCCGATACGTGGGTGGCGATGTGGGTCAACAACCGTGAGATTTGGCTCTTTGGCAGCCTGACGACAGAAGTCTGGTACAACAACGGGTCCGCGCCATTCCCGTTCGGGCCCATTGATAACGCGTTCATCGAGCATGGCATCGCGGCGCCACGGAGTGTCGCGAGTCTGGATGGTCGAGTCGTCTGGTTGGCCGCGAATGAAAACGGCAGTGGGATTGTGCGTCTCTCGGAAGGCTGGAACGGCATCCGCATTAGCAACCATGCCATCGAGTACGCCATGCAGAATTACAGCACGATCAGTGATGCGATCGGGTGGTCCTACGAACAGTACGGCCACGAATTCTACATCTTGGAGTTCCCGACGGCCGGCAAGACGTGGGTCTACGATGCGTTGACCAAAATCTGGTGTGAGCGGTCGTCGTGGGACGAGACTCTCGGCATCGAAACGGCCTGGCGGGCGCGGTGGCACGTCAAGGCCTTCGAGAAACACATCGTGGGCGATCGGCTGACTGGGCGATTGTTTGAAATGTCCGACCGGTTCTTCTACGACGTCGATGGGAACCTCATCCGTCGCGTGCGCAGGGCGCCGCATATGGGCAACGAGCTGCGGCGTATCAAGTACGCCGAGTTCAAGTTGGACCTGCAGCCAGGCGTGGGCCTGTCGACCGGCCAAGGGTCGGACCCGATGGTGATGATGCGGTACTCTGACGATGGGGGCAAGACGTGGAGTCCCGAGTTTTGGCGGTCGGCCGGCCTGGTGGGCGAGCACGATGCGGTCGTGCAATGGAACGCGCTCGGCCAGGCGCGGCGGCGGGTATTCGAGGTCATTTTTACCGATCCGGTGCCGTGGCGTATTTTGAATGCCTATGTGAGGCTGGGGTCGCTAAATGCCATCGTTTGATCCGCACGCGAATTTCGCCTACAGCACGGTCGCCACCGCGCCGAGCCCTGCTGCCAGTGGAACATCCCTCACGTTAGCCACCGGGGGCGGGGCCTTAATGCCCACCGCCCCGTTCAACGCGACCGTGTGGCCCGCGGGCGCGCAACCGTTGTCCTCGAACGCGGAAATCGTGCGGGTGACGGGGGTTGCAGGCGACGTGCTCACGATCGTGCGCGCCCAAGAAGGCAGCTCGGCGCGGAGCATCCTGGTGGGGGACCAGTTCTCAGCCACCATCACAAAGAAGACACTGACGGATATCGAGACGGTCGTCCCGGCGGTCGGGTCGATCTCGGCCGGCGCGGCGAGTGCCTCACTCGGACAGGTCGTCTTCAGTAACAGCAACGGGGTGACCTTCGGCCTCAACGGGCAGACGGTGACGGCCACTGTTGCCACAAACTACCTGACGACCGCGATGGCCAGCAACCGCGGCTCGGACTTTGTCCAGGCGACGGCCGCCTTCGCTGGGACCAACGCGAGCGGGACGATCGCGAGCAGCGGCATTTCGATCTCCGTGGCGGCCCCTGGTGGTGGAGGCCTGACGAATATCAAAGTCTCCGGTGGGACCCTGAGCGCCCTGCGCTCGGACCTGACGTTCGGGGATAGCAACGGGGTGAGCTTCGGCCTGAACACCAATGGCGTGATCACCGCCACCGTGGCGACGAACTATCAGAGCCAGGGGGCGTACCTCACCACGGCGATGGCCTCGAATCGCGGCACCGACTTTGTGCAGGCCACGGCGGCGTTTGCCGGGACGAACGCGAGCGGCACCATCAACAGCACCGGCATTTCCGTGTCAGTCAACGCGACGGTCGAGCAGAGCAACCAGACCGTCGGCCTGTACGCGTCATCGAACACGTACCTGACGAGTTCCGGCACGGTTGATGCGCGGAGCCTGACCTTCCGCGGCGACAAGTCAATCACGGTCGGCGTGAGCGCCGGCGAGGTCATGTTCTCGGTCGGGGCCTACCTCACGACCGCGGCCCTGTCCGGTGACACCTCCAAGTACGTGCAGGCATGGGAACTGACGGGCAACACCGCCGGCACCACCAGTTCCGCACAAGGCACGAAGATCTATTTTGAGGGCGGGCAGGGCATCACCGTCTCTGGGAACAGCAACACGATCAAGTTGTCCGTGGGGTCGTACATCACGACCGCCATGGCGTCAAACCGCGGGTCCGACTTCGTGGCGGCGACCGCGGCGTTTGCCGGCACCAGCGCGTCAGGCACCATCAACAGCACTGGTATTTCGGTGAGCATCGGCCCCTACATCACGACCGCGATGTTGAGCAACGCGGCGACGATCAGTAACATCAAGGTCAGCGCGGGCACCCTCTCCGCGCTTCGCTCGGATATTACGTTCGTCAATTCGCAGGGGATTTCCTTTGGTCTCGAAACCAATGGCCAGATCACGGCGACCGTCGCGACGGCTTCGGTGATGAACATTTCAGCAGGCACGACCAGCCAGACGTTTGGCAGCGTCGTGTTCTCCAACTCGCACGGCTACTCGTTCGGCCTGAATGGATCAACCGTGACCGTCAACGGCCCGTACTTCAGTTATTTTAGGCCCATTGACTTTAATAACACGTTGACGTTCAGCTTCGCCCAGTCCACCTCGTATTGCGCGCCGTTCGAGTTGCCAGCGAACTACAGTTTCGACCGAATGCGGATTGTCGTCTCAGGGTCCGTCGCGGCGTCTCAGACACAAGCGACCACGGGCAACACCTCGCTCTCGATGAGTGCCATCACGTCGCACAATATCGTCATCTACTCCCGTGGGGTGGGGGCGAACTCCTTGTCACTGCAATATGTGACCTCGACGCAGCACGTCGATCAATGCCTGATGACGGCGTCGGTCGCCGCGGGCAACTCGTCACAGCACAGCATCAGCTTGCGATTCACGTTTGGCTCAAACTCGTTCACGAAAGACTACTCCAGTTCGGTGACGCGCCAGGATTGGCACACCTCGCACCTCACGGATTTGACGGGCGTGAAGTATCTCGACATTCCATTGGGCATCTCCTTGTCGCCAGGCATGTACTGGATCGGGTACGGCCGGTCAACGACGTTCGCGACGCAGGCCGCGTCGGTGTCCGTGGCCACGCGCATGGCCGTCAGCCACAACAGCATGTTTGCGGTCAGTCAAAATACGCTCGCGATGGGAATGCTTGGTGGGGCCACGAACTCCAGCGTGGGATGGATGCCGGGCCACGGCAGCTTCACGACCAGCGGCGCGGCCGGTACGACGTCGTCTGTCGGATTGGCTGTCATTTCCACAACCGGATCGAATAACGTGCTGTACGCCCAGTTTATGAGGATCACGTAAATGGGGAAGCCAGAACTGGTGATGCAGTCCTTTGGGGGGCGTCACAACGACAATCCAGGTGCCACCTCCGCGAGACTCTTGAAGGGAGGCTCGTGGAAAAAGCAGCGGATTGTGCTGGTGCTCCCGGCGGCGGACTCGATTCCCGCCAAAGTCTGCCTGTCACATTGGAACTTGATCTTCCCGCCGAATCAAGGCGTCTGTCGCATCCTGGCGCAGGGCATGGAGGTGGGCGACGCCTACAGTTCCGCCCTCGAGCAAGTGATCGCGCACCCCGACCTCGGCACGTGGGAGTACCTCTTGACGATTGAGCACGACAACATGCCGCCCCCTGACGGCGTGCTGAAGCTGATTGAGCAGCTCGAGGCGCACAAGGAACTGGCGTGCGTCGGCGGCCTCTATTTCACGAAGGGCGAAGGCGGCGTGGCGCAAATCTGGGGTGATCCGAAGGACCCGGTGACGAACTTCCGGCCGCAAGTGCCGGTGCCTGGGCAGCTCGTGGAATGCTGCGGGACCGGGATGGGCTTCAACCTCTGGCGGCTGTCGATGTTCAAGGACCCAAAGCTCGCGAAGCCATGGTTCAAGACGAAAGCGAGTGCGGCCGAGGGGGTGGGCACGCAGGATCTGGCGTTCTGGGCCGAGGCAAGAAAGTACGGCTATCGGTGTGCGATTGACTGCAGCGTGCTCGTCGGGCATTACGAACACTCCACAGACACGGTTTGGTGATCGAGAAACGAGGATTGAATGCGAGCGGTAAAGGCGAAGCGGTTACGGAAAGAACAGACGCTGCTGAAGTTGGACTTCGGCTGCGGCCCCCACAAGCGTGAGGGGTTCACGGGCGTCGACATGACGCCCTTCGTGGGCGTCGATCAGGTCGTGGACCTGACGCAGTTTCCGTATCCCTGGGACGACAACAGCATCACGGAGGCGCACGCCTCGCATTTTCTGGAGCACCTGACGGCGATCCAGCGGTGCGGGTTTGTGAACGAGCTGTATCGGATCCTCGTGCCAGGCGGCACCTGCCAGATCGTCGTGCCACATTGGGCGTCCTGTCGCGCCTACGGCGATCCGACGCATCAGTGGCCCCCGGTGAGCGAGTTCTGGTTCTACTACCTGAGCAAGGAATGGCGGGCGGCGAACGCGCCGCACACCGAGCAGCCGACGCTGCCGGACGGGTTCGCGTGCGACTTTCTCGCGACGTGGGGCTATTCGCTGCGCGGCGATATGGCCGTCCGCAATCAGGAGTATCAGCAGATGGCGATCCAGAACTACAAGGAAGTCTGCCAGGACCTTATATGCACTCTAACCAGAAAATAAGCGCCGCAGATCTGATGTGGCTTGCCGGCTATTTAGAAGGCGAGGGGTGTTTTTCTGTCTCAGGCCGTGATGGCAACTACCCAAGGTTGACGGTTTACGCGCAGGCGGCGATATGGGCTGTGTTGAACGGAGACACATGGCTCTCCTGATCGCGACGCTGACGAAGATCGCCCACTAACTGGACGTGACTCCTTATGTTTGGCGGCAATTACTTCGGCTCCCCCTACCTGGGCCAGCACTATGCCCTCGGGGGAGCGGTGGTGGCGCCGGACCTTCAGGACATCGCCAGCCTGCTCTTCCCGGCCGTGCCGATTCGCTCGCCCGTCTTGGAGCAAGTGGCTCTGCGCGGGCCACAGGCCGTCTTGGGAGACGCCCTGTTGGACCGCATCGCGCGTTTGGAGTCGGTCCAGGAGCAAATGCTGCGGGAGGACTGGCCCATCAAACTCCTCTTCAACGTGGAGTGGCTGCGGTGGTTTAATACGCTACGCCAGCAGATGGCCACGACCTTGTCGGTGTCATTGACGCTGCCGTTCTCCCTCGGGGGGTCCGATACCTCCTCGGTGCCCATGGCGGCCCCGCCGGCCTACGCCCCGTGCTGGAATGTGCACTACTTCATCGCGGGCGGCGATTTCGATTGCGTGGCCCGCGTGTGGATCTGGGCGCGCAACAGTGGGGTGCAGACCCGCGCGCGGCTGTACGACCTCACGTCTTCTGCCGCGGTGGGCAGTTCCGGGTGGGTCACCGCGACGGAGCGTCCGACGAACCCCGAAGTGTTTGAGGTCTCCATGACAGTGGGACATACCTATCGCCTGGAACTCATTACAAACACGGCCTCCGAATCGTGCTACGGCATTGGTGACCTCTATGCGTCTTAGTCTCTTGTTCTTGTGGTTGACGCTCGTGTCGGCGCCGGCCTTCGCGCAGCAGGAAGTTGACGCGCTAAAGATCTTCTTAGGCACGAGGACGTCGCGTTGTGAGATGCGGACCGGCATCGGGACGCCCGAAGGCGTGCAAACGGCGCCGGTCTGTACCCAGTACCTCAATATTTCTGACGGGATCTGGTGGTACAAGGCCACGGGCACTGGCAACACCGGTTGGGCGACGTCCACCACGGGCGGCACCGTCACGTCGGTCGCGATGACGGTCCCGACGGGACTAAGTATCGCCGGTTCCCCAGTGACAACCGCTGGCACGCTCGCGGTCTCGCTCACGTCGGGCTACATGATTCCCGGTGGGGGCACCAGCGGACAGATCCTCCAATCGCAGGGCGCGAGCGCGCCGGCCTTCTCGACGGCCACCTATCCGGCCACCGGCGGCACAAGTGGCACCTTTCTCCGGTCTGACGGCACGAACTGGGCGAATTCCACGCTGGTCTTGCCCAACGCGGCCTCCATCGGGGATCTGCTGGTGGCGAGCGGGGCGAACACGTACGGATCCCAGGCGCCAGCGGCCCTGACGAAGGGGGACGATACGAACGTGACGCTGACGCTCGGCGGGTCAGCCTCGACCGCCCTCATCAATGCTGCGTCGATTACCGCTGGCTGGACCGGCACCCTTAGCCTCGCCCGTGGCGGCACTGCGGCGAACATCACACCGGTGCTGGGCGGCGTGGTGTATTCGACGGCCGCGGCCTTAGCCGTGACCGCCGCGGGTAACGCCGGGGCGCCGCTCATCAGCACCGGGGCCTCGGCCCCGTCCTTCACGAACGTGCTACGCATGACCAGCACGAACACGACGGCGACGAACAAGGCGCCGATCTACGTGCAGAACAACCTACTGACAACGACGGCCGGCCAAAACGCCGGATTCTGGTGGCAGCTCGCGCCGGATAGTGGTGGATCGTGCAACACGGCCAATCCCGGGGCCAATGACTTCGTCGGCTACTACGGCTGTGGCGAGTCCGTGAGTGGCCGAGACACCGCAACCCTCGGCGCCAGTGCCGCGATCTTCGGTACCAACATCGTGCTCACCGCGAACGTGGGCTTCAACATGGGCCTGGTCGGGCACGAGGTGGACATTCAGAACGTCAGCGGGGAAGGCACCAGCGTGCCGCCCGCGTGGTCATCGAATGGCAAACTTGGTTACGGCGCCGTCTGCGCGAGCACGCCCTCCACTGATGGGGACTGTTCCGCGGGCTTTTCCTCCCACGTCGGCGGGACCGACTTCAACGACCTGTGGAAGTACGGCTTCGAGGCGCACGGGACTCGTACCGCCGCGTTCTACGCTCGCAAGAGCGGGAACCTCGGGGATCAGAACCCCACGAATGCGCTGCTGGGAGACGTAGATAGCACGAACTTCCTCAAGACGACCGGCACGCACACGATGCTGCTGGACTCCTCGCTCATTAAGCTCTACGGCAGTTCCGGCGGGCGTGCGGGCATTCACGGCCTGGAGCCGGTCCTCGACTTGTACGAGTCGGATCAAGCCGTGGATGAGAAATACTGGCGGTCGAACGTCGCCTCGAGTGTGTTCAGCCTCCAGACCGTGAACGACGCGTACACCGTGGCGTCCGTGCGGTTATCTCAGACGCGCTCGGGACTGTTGACCGTCTTGTCCGACGCGGCGGCTGGAAGCTATACCGCGGCGAAGAGTGCGGTGTTCTTCCGTGACGCGGCTGGCACGGAGGTGTTCCGGATCTGGGGCACCGACCCGACACTCGCCAATTTCAACGCCATGAACCTCTACATCGGCCATAAGGCCGGTGAGAACGCGACGACGAACAACACGGACACAGGCCGGTACAATACCGCGATCGGGACGTTCTCACTTCGGTCGAACACGACGGGCGCTGGCAACGTCGCCGTCGGCTACAAGGCTCTTGAATTGAACACGGACGGGTACGGCAATCAGGCGCAGGGGTATCAGGCGCTCGCGGCGAACACGACCGGATTCAGTAACACCGCTGTCGGCAATGACGCAATGGCCTTTGGTGCGGCGAGTTCTGACAGCACCGGCGTGGGCCAGTCGGCGATCAATAAGGGAAACGCGACCGGATGCACCGGCGTCGGTTACTTCTCGCTGTTCAGCACTTCGACGGTGTGTACATACGCAACGGCGATCGGGTGGCGGGCGTTCAGCAATCTGACGTCCGCCACGTCTTCGGTGGCGATTGGCGCGGAGGCCGCTCGTCGGCTCGGGGATAACGTGACGGCGAATACCGCCAGCACGCAAGGCGTGTATATCGGCGCGCTGAGTCACCCGCTCGCGAGCGGAGCCACGAATGAAATCGTCATCGGGTATGCCGTGACCGGGAACGGCGACAACACGGCGACGATCGGGAATTCGTCGCAGGTCACGGCGTATATCACCGGCGCGGTGTGGGCGACCAAGACGACAGAGCAGCTTCGGGTGCGCTACGACGCGTCGAATTATTGGACAGCCACGACGTCCTCGGCGGGCGCGGTCACGCTTGACGCGGTGGGCGCGTCGGCCGGATTCGCCCTGTCCGATCCGCTGACCCTCTCCACCAGCGTGAATGGGGGTGTCGTGTATTCGACCGCCACCTCGATCGCGATCAGCGCGGCGGGCTCGGCGGGGCAACTGTTGAGGAGTGCCGGCGCGGCCGCTCCGACGTGGTCCACGGCGACGTTCTCGGACACGGCCACCACGACCGGTGCGTATTTGAGGGCCGACGGGACGAACTGGATCATGAGCACGTTGATTTTGCCGAACGCGATTACGGCGAATCGCGTGGTCTACGGGTCCGCGACCGATACGTACGGCTCCAGCGCGAACCTGACGTTCGACGGGACACGGCTCTCCACGACGGCGTTCACGAACTCTGGCAACGAACTCCGGACCGGCGTGATCTCACCGACGCAATTGGTCGCCAACACGGACGACTGGAATCCCACCGGGCTCTCTACCGCGAACGTGATCCGGCTCGACATCGACGCGGCTCGGACTATTACCGGGATCGTCGCGCAAACCAGCGGGACGATGATTTTGCTCTACAACACGTCGGCGTTCACGGCGACCCTCTCGCACGACGCCACGAGCACGGCCGCGAACCGGTTTTATGCGCCAGGGGCGGTGGATTTTTCACTGACGCAGAAGAAGTCCATCTGGATTCGCTACGACGGCACGCATACCCGGTGGACCATCATTGGATAACCAGTTGGGGGAAACAATGGATCGGCCGTATAACTGGAGCCGTGAATTTCACGACGCGGGTCCTGCCGCCGGACGAGTATCCGCGGCTGGCTGGTACGGAAGCGGAAGGGTTGTGGCCGCTCTTGCCGCCGGATTCGCGCGTGATCGTGATTGAGGACCCGGACGGGCGGATTATCGGGTGCTGGACGCTGTTTCGCCCGTTGCACGCGGAGTGCTTATGGGTCGCGCCGGCCCATCGGAAGGGGTCGAGCGTCTTTCGTCGGTTGTTGTGCGGGATGTTCACGCAGGCCTCCGCGATGGACGCCAAGGCGGTCGTGACGGCCTCGAGGAGCGATGAGGTGACCCGATTGCTCAGGAATTTCGGCGCTGATGAACTACCAGGGCGCCATTACACGTTGACGATTCCACAGAGGTTCGTATGCCCATCGGAGTAGGCGCGGCGATGTTGATCGGGGCCGGCGTGCAGGCCGTCGGGTCCGTGATCAGTGCTAAGAAACAAGGCGACGCGGCCAAGAAGGCCGCCGCCGTGCAGTCGCGGTCGAATGACCAGGCGTTTGGGGCGATCACGCGCGGGTACGAAGAGTCCCGCGATGCGATGGCCCCCTACGCCCGCGTCGGCGGTGCGGCCAACGACCTCATGGGACAACTGATGAGCCCGACGTCACGGTACGACCCAGGCCAGCCAATAAATGGACCGATGGGACTTGGCGGTGGTGGTGGGCCGATGGGACCACCCGGACCACCCGGAGGACCGATGCCTGGGCCGCCGCAGGGCCCGCCTCCTGGTGCCATGGGTGGTCGGATGCAGGACATGTTCCGCCGTGGTCAGGGCGCCGAGATGCCTCCGGATGGCGCTCCGATGCCTGGGCGGATGGGCCCGCCACCTCCGCAACCGATGGGTCGAGCGCCGATGGGGCCACCGCCGCCGCAAGGTGCGCCGCCGCAGTACTACCAACCCTATCAGCGCCGCTCGATGGGCGACATGTATCAATCATAGGAACTCACCATGCCACGATTTTTTGACGAAAACACGATGGGCTCCATGGGCTACCGCACCATGGACGAGGATCCGTACGGTGGTCAGATGCCGGGTGGCCCGATGCCTATGGAACAGGACTTTGGGCCCAGAGTGCCGTGGCAGAGCGCGCCGCCTCAGCAGTTCGCCGCTTTCGGCGGTGGACAGCCGGGCGGCGGTGGCCCGATGCCGATGGAACAGAACTTCAGACCACAGATGAGCAGCTCACCGCCTGGCGGTGAGAGCGGCGGTCTGATGATGGCCGACCAAATGCCGCCGGGCCCCCCGCCAGGCCAGATGTTCAACAGCCCAGAGAGGTTCAGCCCGGCCGGCGGGGAGAGCGGCGGCCGAATGATGGCCGATCAAATGCCGCCGGGCCCCCCGCCAGGCCAGATGTTCAACAGCCCAGAGAGGTTCAGCCCGGCCGGCGGGGAGAGCGGCGGCCGAATGATGACCGACGCTCTGCCTCCCCAGCAGATGATGAACAACTTCGGCGGTGGCGATGCGGGTCGATCGCCTACGTGGGCCCCACCGGATTTGACGGGCCGCCAGTACGACGGGATGGCTAAGATGGGCCGCGGCGATTCGCCGGACGCGATGCGTCGTGCGGCCAGTGTGGCCGGTGGTGGCGGCGGCGACATGTTACGCCCGTTTAACGGCCCTCGTGACGGGTCGCCAGGATTACCGACACCAGACGGTCCGGCCGGCGGCTTGAAGCCGTTCAATGGCGCTGGGAGCGTGGTGGGCGGCGCTGGCATGTGGGCTGGGCCTAGCACTGGGATGGCTCCGGCGGGCCCTTCGAAGCAGTTGTCGATGCCGCCGCCAGCCATCGGTCCGCAAAGCGGTGGTGGCTTCATGCCTCCGCCAGGAAGCGGGATGCAAGCGAATCCACCGCAGCCCCCCCCGCCGGATCAGCGTCGGCGCTCGATGCTGCGCGGGCCAGCGGCCAGAATGGCACAGAGGCTCCCGCCTGGTGTCCAAGGGACCGCGGGCCGCATCGCGGGCCGCATGGCGAGCATGTACGGCGGAGGATAACCACCGATGCCCGTTCCGGACACGGCCGTCTCCCCGACGCTACAGCAACCGACGACGGGGACTGGCGGCAACAGTAATCCATTCGGCTACACCATGGGGTCGTTGCTGACGCCGTGGAGCGGGAAGTTCACGGCGCCCGGTGGAGGGGGAGGTGCGCCGTCTGGCGCGCCCGCGCCGCCGCCCTCGTTCAGTTTCGGCACATTCAATCCTGGTAGCTTCTCGGCCGAACAGTTCAGCGGCGGTCCCGATTTCAAGGCGGCGACGCCGAATTTCGAAGGGGCCCGTTTCCAATCTCCGGGCGAGTTTCAAGCGCCGGTCGGCACCTTCGATCCGGGCCAATTCAGTGGTGGCCGGATGGCGGCGCCGGCGCAATTCCAAGGGGGACCTGAATTCCAGGGCGGACCTGCGCTGACGCTCGGCCGCGTCGATCAGCAGATGCTCGCGGCCCGGCCTGGGTTTACCGCGCCGACCGCCGAGGAGGCGATGGGCGATCCGGGCTACCAGTTCCGGATGAAAGAGGCCATTCGGGCCATGACGAACAACAAGGCCGCGCAGGGCTTGGCGCGATCGAGTGGGTACGTCAAGGGCATCAATGACTACGTGCAGGATTCGGCCTCGCAGGAGTACGACAAGGTCTACGGCCGGCGCCGAGGGGAGTACGATCAAGACACCGCGGATCAGTTTGGGACGTTCGACCGCAACCAGGCGGAACGCTTCGGGGCCTTCGATCGGAACACACAGGCGGCGTCAGCGGAGAACATGACGGCCTACGAGCGCGCCGCGTCCGAGAACGACCGCACCTACGGACGCGCGTCGTCGGAGTACGACCGGGACTTCTCGAACACGTTTGCGGTCGATGAGGCCAACTACGGCCGCGGCGCGTCGGAGTTCGACCGCAACGCCGCCAATGCGCGGACGGCCAACGAGACGACGTACGGCCGGGCGGCCTCCGAAGACGATCGGACCTACGGGCGCCAGTTCAGCGAGTACCAGGACGATTACCGCAACCGGGCCGCTGAAAACGATCGGAATTTCGGCCGTGAGTTCGACACGTACCAGGCCAACTACGGCAACAGGCTCAACGCGTTCACGGCGAACACCGGCGCCGCGCTCGGCGGCGCCAGCCTGAACTACCAGATGCAGTCCGGGGCCTACGACCGCAATTATCAGAACGCGCTCACGACCTACCAGATGGACGCGCAGGCCCAGGCGGCGGCGGCGGCCGGCGCCGCGGGCGCGTCGTCGCAGGATTACAACCGGGCCCTGAACGAGTATGAGATGCAGCGCGACGAGTTCTGGAGCAATCAGGACCGTCAGTATTCACGGTTGTCCGATCAACAGCGCTTGGGCTTCAGCGCCGCGCAGAACCAAGGCGCCAACTCGAACGCGTACGGCCAGAACAGCGCCGAGTACTACTACAACCAAGGCAACGCGGGGGCGTCCGGGATCATCGGCGGCGCCAATGCGTTCTCGGCCGGCGCGCAGGGCGTCGGCAACGCGGCGATCGGCGCCGCGGCCTATTACGGGACACAGGCGCGCGCGCCACAACAAACATACCGGTTGCCGGGACAATCGTTGGGTCCGCTCCCGCCAGCGCCGCCGTACGGACGGAAATAACCGATGCCGCTTGATTTCAGAATTCCGCTCAGTGGCCGCGGCGCCGAGTTCGATCCGATCGGGATCTTCGGCCGCATGAGCGATCTCCGGTCGCAGCGACAGGACCAGGAGATCCGCCAGAAGCAAATCGCGCAGCTCAAGAAGAAAGAGGACGAGGACAGCGCGTTTGAGAGTGCGATTCGAGACGCCAATGGCGATTTGAACATTGCGAGCAAGACGCTCAAGAGCTTGGGGCTGTACGACCGTGCGCAGCAAGTAGACGAAGATGTACGCAAGCAGCGAATCGGGGCGTTGACGGAATACCAGCAGCAGTTGAACACCTCCGCGGCGGTGATGAAGCGGATCCAAGACATCGCGAAATCAGCCCAAACCCCAGAGGGCTGGGCCGTGGCTGGCCAGCAAATCCGACAGGTCGCCACGGAGTCCGGGTTGCCAGAATCCCTCCTCGCGTATGTGCCGCAACAGTTCGACAAGGCCGGGATCGACGGCATCATCAACTTCGGCAAGTCCGCGGAGGACATGGCCAGAGAGCGCACGATCGCCGCGCGGGACATGATCGAGGCGAACAACCTCGCGGACAGCAACGAGGCGCGCGCCGAAAAAGCCCGCCGAGCGGTGACGCGCCAACTGGCGACCGCTGACAACGACGAAGAGTACCGACAGTTCATCGACCAGGCGCGCGCGGCTGGTGCGCCGCAAGCGGTGCTCGTGCCGTTCATTCAGCGCGGGTTCAGTCCGGAAACGATCGCGGACCTTCGGGCGACGGTGCAGGCCGGGATCCCGCAGCCGAAGCCGGGCGAGTACGAGGATTTGGCGGCGAGGTTCGCGCGCGAGAACAAGATCGACATCGACGACATCACGTACCAGCAGTCCCTGAAACTCCTCCAGGCCATTGCGGTCGCCAAGGAAGGCACGCCGCCGCGGCCAGCCGGCGGCGGTCAGGACACCGAGTACGAGAAGTTCTACAAGAAGAAACTCCGGGAGAACGGCGTGACGGACGATCAGGTCACGTCGTCGCAGGCGCTGGCGTGGCGCCGTGAATTCTCCGTGAACGGGCTGACCGAGAACGCGCGCGCCAACGCGGTGCGGTACAGGGCCGACGCGCTCAATGAGATCGACGAACTGGGCTTGGGCAACGAGAAGGCTAAGCCGATGCGCGACCGCGTCGAAGCGGCCTATCAGGACATGATCAGCGGTGGGGCACCGATGGAAGCGCCGCGGCCCCCGCTCCCGCCTGGCGCGTCGTTCGTGCAGACGCCGAACGGTATCGGCGGTCGGCCGCAGCAGCCACAGATGGGTGCGGGGACGATGCGTGACTTCTTTATGGGCGGGTCGGCGCCGCCGCCACCGCCCGCGGGACGGCCGCCGATGATGCCGCCGCCACGAGGCGCGGGTGGACCGCCGATGCCACCACCGGGACCGCCGACGATGATGCCGCCGCCACGAGGCGCGGGTGGACCGCCGATGCCACCACCGGGACCGCCGACGATGCCGACGATCACCCAGCGAAAATTGAATCCCGGTGAACCTGGTCCGCCGCCTGGGCCGATGGTTGGTGGACAGCAGTTGCCGCCAGGCGCCCCACCACCAATCATGCCGCCGCCAGGACCTCCACCGGCCGCTGCCGCGCCTCCGGCACCACCGGTGCCACCGACCGCGCCGGCCGAGCCGGAGATCCCGCCGCAGTACCTTGAGCGCGCGCGACAGGTCCAGATCCCGAAGGGGAAGAACGTCGGCACCATCCGCTTCGCGGACGGAACCGTCCTTGAAAAGAACCGGTCGGGGTCCATTCGGTTGATCTCGCAACCTGGTCGAAGATAGGTCTCGGCCCACTGTAGGACCGAGACATGCCCGTCAAGCCTTTCACTCCACCGCGATCCACCTTTCGGGATCTGGAACGTCGTCGCCGGTCGCCGTTTGACCGCCGCGCGGAGGATGAGGATCCGTTTGCGATCGTGGATGTTGATTTTTCAGACGAGCCGGATGACCCCCTCTCTGAGGCTATGTCCGACTTCTTTCTCAACGACACGCGCACGAAGCCCATCGAACCGTTCATGCGGAGAAAGGATCCGAATCCGAATCCCTGGGATGTGGAGTCGGTCTCTTTTGACGAGGAGCCTGACGAGGACCCTGTGACAGCCCGACGGTTGTCGTCGCCTGTTGGCTCGCTCAGGGATGCGCCGTTGATGAACATTGATGGGACCTTGGCGGATCGTATCCCGCAGTTCAAGCCCACGCCGAGAATGGAGATCCCGCCGGAGGATCCTCTTGCGGCGCCGCCGCTGGATCCGTCCGTGCGGCGCCTCGAAGAGATGCGGCAGAACCGCCAAGTGGGCCGCAAGCCGGTGGGCCGCGTCGCGCCGATGCCGCCGGAGGTGCCGACAAGCCCCTACGACGTGGTGAGTGTGGAATTTGACACGCCACAGACGGACCGCATCGCCGGGCGTGACCAGACGTGGTCCGAGAAGGCCGCTGGCGAGGTCAGGACAGGGGCGAACGCGTTTGCGCGGGCCATCATTTTCGGTTTGCCAGAAGTGATGATCGGCGTGGCGAACTTGGCCGCCTACAATCCCGCGCTCGGGAACTTCGGCTTGGCCGGCAAGGTCTTCGAAGACAAGGTGTTGAACCTTAAACTCGCCCGAGAAGATTTCGCGAAGTTGTATCCGGACTCATCGGATTTTCAGGACCAGAAGGCGCGGGTCGAGAAAGAAAAGAACTTCATCAAGAAATCCATCGTGGTCCTGTCTGAGCCTTCCATGACGGTGAACGCGATCGCGGAGTCGATCCCGCTGATGATCGCTGGGGGCCTGATTGGGCGTGGCGTGGCGGCGGGTGCCACCAAGATCCCAGGGTTGAGCGCCTCCGCGTCCGAACGGTTCGCGGCCTTTATGGCCCGCAACGCCGGACCGATTGGGGAAGGTGCCGTCACCACCGGGTCGTCGTCGGAAAGCATCCGGCAGCAGACCGACACGGGCTTCTTGACCGGCGGTCAGGCGGCGCTCGCTGGGTTGTCGGGCGCCGGTACCACATTGGTGGGTGCCATCGGCCGGAAGATTGCGGGCCGGCTCGGGATTGAAGACATTGATTCGCTCGTGGCGGGCGCTGCGCTGAATCCCAAGGCCAAGACCGGCCTGGTGAAGCGCGTGATTGCCGGGATCATCACAGAAGGCTCGGAAGAACTGTTCCAATCCGTGCCAGAACAGGTCTGGAGCAACGTCGCGCTGGGCAAGCCGTGGACCGAAGGCGTGGACGAGGCCGCGATCATGGGCCTCATCACCGGCGGTGTCATGGGCGGCGGGGCGAACCTGCCCGGACCTATCAAGGGCACCACGGCGGCCGAACAGCGTCTGCGTGACCTTCAGAAGATCGATCGCCTGCGCGGCCCGCGCGGGATCCCCATTGGCACGCCGCCTGTAGCCCCTCCAGCGCCGCCTGTGGCCCCCGCCACGCCACCGGTGGTGCCGCCGCCTGCGCCGCCTGGGACCGGTCCTACGGCGCCGGTGGTGCCTCCGGTCGCCGGTGCGCGCCCGTTCGAGGAGGTCAAGGCCGAACAGCAGGCGACGTACGCCACGATCCGGTTGCTCGAAGATCGGCTCAAGGAGACGACGTCCGAAGGGCGCCGAGACGGTCTGCAACTGGAACTGACGAACATCCGCCGGCGGTACGAGGACGCCTATCAGGAACTCGACAACGCCGGGATTGCCTCGCTGCCGCTCCGGAAGATGGTCGAGGCGCAGGAACCGCCGCCGGCGCCGGAGGAACGCAAGTATTCCTCGACGCAGTTCGACCTGCCGGAACCGATCGCGGAGCGGGTGCTGGCCATCGGCCGGAACATCCCGGACATCGACCTCGCGGAGGACGGCCGGGAAACGCAGCCGCACCTGACGATCAAGTGGGGCCTCGAGACCGACGATGCGGAAGAGGTCCGGGCCATCCTCGGGAAGGTGAAGCCGTTCACGGTGAAGCTGGGCCGGACCGCGATCTTCCCGAATGGGGAGTCGGAGTCGGGCGATGTGTTGAAAGTCAACGTCTCGTCCGGGGCGCTGATGAACCTCAACGCGCAGATCGCGAAGGCGCTCAAGAACGCGGACGCCCGGCCGGAATATAAGCCGCACGTCACGATCGCGTATCTCAAGCCCGGCAAGGGCAAGGCGTACGTCGGGGACACCTCGCTCCTCGGCACCGAGATTTTGATCGACCAGATCACGTTCTCTGGCAAGGACGGCACGACGAAGGTTTCGATTCCGCTGGGAACGGAAACGTCGATCGAGCCTACGGCGGCGCCGCCCTTGCCGGTCCCGCAAGGACCGCAAGTCCCTGGGATTCCTGACGAGCCGGTTGCGCCGCCTGCGCCTATTCCAGTTCCGGCGCCCGCCCCAGCGCCGCAGCCTGTCGCACCACCACCGAGCACTGAGCCGGTCGGCATTGGCCGTGTCACGCTCGCGCAGATCCCGCCACCGATTCGCGCCACGCTGGGGATCGGGAAGCTCTACGGCGACCTGTCCGACGCGGAACTCGGTGCGCTGACGCAGTGGTCGGTCGGCGCGATGGCCAACCAGAACCGGGCGATTGCCGGCGACGGCGATCGTGTCAACCAGGAGGCCGAGAACGAAATCGCGCGCCGCGGCAAGCCGCCTGAGTACTTCTTCGCGCAAGCGGAAGAGGCCGCGCGCCCCGCGCCGGCGCCAGTCGCAGAGCCCGTGCCGGAACCCGTGGCCGCGCCAGCACCGGCACCGGTGCCACAGACACCGGCGGCGCCTCAAACCGCCGAAGAGAAGAAAGCGGAGATCATCCGGCGACTGCAAGAGAAGCAACGCGCGAAGGCCTCCGAGACGCCAGCGGCGCCTCCTGAAACGACACCGGTCGTTCCTGAGACGGAACAGCCAGTCGTGGAAACGAAACCGGCCGAGCCAGAGACGCCGAAGGGCCCGATCGTGCTTGGTCCGGCGCCGACGAAGAAGCCGACCCAGTTCAAGGAGATTGGCACAAACGCCCTCGGCCAAACGCTGTACGAGAACGAGTATGGCGTGCGGTCCACCGTCGAAAACGGCGTGCGCCGCGCTGAACCAGTTCTGATGATTCCGACCAAGGGCGGCGTCCAGATTGGCGTGGACCGCAGCCGTGAGGACCGCGCGCAAGAGTGGGAACCGGTGCAATCGCCGGAGCAGAACCAGGCGCCTGAAGTGGAGGTTGAGGAGGGCCGCGACGAAGAACGCAACGACATGATCAATACTGTGCGCGCACTCCTTCCGCCGGCGTCGATCTACGGCGCCAGCGTGGAAGATCGCCTCTACGGCCCGCAGAACAAACAGGAGCGCATGAATATCGCCAGCGTCCTCAAGATGCCTGGCTACACACAGAAGAAGCCGGTCGGCATCGGGGAACTGATGACGGCGCTCTATCAGGCCTTCGGCGTCACTGGCGACTCCCCGATCGCGCGGTCGCGTGCTTTGGACGCGATCCTTTTGGTCAGTGACCAGGAGGAGACGCAGGACGAGGACGACCGCACGCCAGAGGAACTCATCAAGGACGCCAGCACGACACAGGAACGCCTGGACGCCGCGATGGCAGCCCAGCGGGAACGCCAAGGGCTCAGTGACGACACCGCAGAGAATTTGGCGTTACAGCTTGGGCTGATGATCAGCACGATCCAGCTCTCGCGTGAGGATCCGAAGTTCATCGGCGCGTTCCTCGATGCGCAGACGCCGGATAGCCTCGCGAAGGACCTCGCGATCCTCAACGACGCGCGCGCGGATGTGGCTGAGGCCATCACGGCGCGCGACGAAGCGCGCGACGAAAACACCGACATCATTGACCTCCGCGAGCGGTTGCAGGACCGTGACCTGCTGGCGCTTGAGGAACTGTTCCGCCGGTCCCTGCTCGTGAAGTCCGGCCAGCAGTCGATCTTCGACGCGCCGGAAGAGGAGGCGCCGCCAGCGAAAGCGCCGACCAAGAAGGAACAGGCTCAGTCGGCAATCGACGCCGAGCGGGTCGCGAACAAGGCCAAGCGCGACGCGGCGGTCGCGAAGCTGAAGGACAAGCTCCGCAACCAGATCCACTCGGGGATTGACCCAGAAATGGTCGGCCTGGTGGTCGAGATCATCGACACCTACATCAAGGACGGGATCCTGAAGTTCAAGGAGGCCGCGCTGGCCTTCCAGAACGACATGCCGAATGCCCGTGACTTCGATGAGGTGTTTGAGACGGCCTGGGCGGTCTCGACCGGCGAAGAGGGCCAGTCGGTGACAGCGGCCCTCGGAGAGCGTAAGATTGGGGAGGAGTCCGATGCCAAGCCGCAGCGTGATGATGACGGAAACCGACCAGCCGAGCCCGGTGACACCGGAGGACCCGCTGTCGGGGATCGAGACGCGAATGCTCCAGACGTGGAAGGAGCGGAGCCCGCGCGTCCGGAAGGCCCACGAGGATCCCAAGACGAGACTGCAAGTGGAGACCCTGGTGCGGACACGAGCGCTCGCGGCCCACAAGAAGGGGCTGGACCTGAGAGCGGCGGGGATGCCGTGGTGGGAAGCGGAAGCGGAGATCGCCCCGCTGCTGTGGAGGCCGGCGCTCCAGACACCGAGCAAGAAGTAGCCGTTGCGGCCGCGCGCGCCGCCGACCCCATCAACTTCTCGATTACCGAAACCTCAGACTTGACTGAGGGCGGCTGGAAATCCAAGCTCAACGACAACCTGGACGCGCTCGATCTGCTGATGACGATCGAGAAGGAGAACCGTCCGGCGACCGCCGATGAACAGGTCGTCCTGGCCCGCTACATCGGCTGGGGTCACACCGAACTGGCGCCGGTGGTAGACCCGCGGCAAGCGGAGGCCCTGTCGAAGGCCCCGGACAAGGCCGAGGCGCGTAAGCACCTCGAATCCATCCTGACGGACGCGGAACTCCGCGAGCTGGGCGAATCGACCGTCAATGCCCACTACTCGTTCTCGGACCTGCCACGGGCGATGTGGCGGATGGCGCAGCGCATGGGCTTCCAGAGCGGCATCGTCGTGGAGCCGGCCATCGGCACCGGGCACTTCTTCGGCACGATGCCGAAGGACATCATGCACCACCCCGCCACGCGCCTCATGGGCATCGACAAGGAACCGATCGCGGCGCGGATCGCGCGGCAGCTCTACCAGAGCGCCAATGTGCAGATTGGGCCCCTCCAGGAAGCGCAGGCGCCGATGAACTACGGCGACCTGATTATCTCGAACGTGCCGTTTGGGAAGATCCCGATCTTCGACCCGAAGTTCTTGGGCCATGACCGGCAGATCGTCACGCGCAGCATCCACAATTACTACTTCGGCAAAGCGCTCGATATGGTGCGGCCTGGCGGCCTGGTGATGTTCGTCACCTCGCGGTACACCATGGACGAGCGCAACGATTCGATTCGCCAATACCTACGTAAGCACGGGAAGCTGGTCGCGGCGTTCCGGTTGCCGCAGGAGACGTTCCAGAAGACCGCCGGCACCAGCGTGGTGGCCGACGTCATCATCCTGCAGAAGCGCCAGGAGGGCGAGGTTCCGTCGGAGTCCGAGCCCGCGTGGATGGCCTCCAACGAACGGTCGATCAAACACGACGGCTGGGCTGAAGACGTCAACACGAATGAGTATTTCCTCGCGCATCCCACGCACGTGCTCGGCGCCGAGACGATGAACGGCAAGATAGCGCCGACCAGCGCGCCGCAATACACCGTCGAGGCGACGGAGAAAACCGGCGTCACGCCGGCGCAGTGGGACGCGATCGTGGCCGCGGTGCCAGAAAATATCCTGACGCCGCGGACGGGACCGGTGCCGATCTTGGCGCCGAACACGATGAAGGGCACGAAAGAGGGCTCCTTTGTGATGCAGGACGGGGTCCTGCATGTGTATCAGGACGGCGCGCTGGTGAAGTCCGAACTGCCCGGCAAACAACAGCATCGGGTGAAGGGATTCATCAAGGTCCGAGACGCGCACACGGCGGTCCTCGACGCGAATCTCACGAACGCCGGAGATGACGTGCTCAAGGCGGCCCAGAAGAAACTGACGGCCGAGTACGAGGCCTTCGAGCGACAGTTCGGCCTCTTGAATTCCCCCAGCAACGCCAAGTTGATTCGGTACGACCCGAACGGGCCGCGTGTCCTGTCCTTGGAGTTCGTCACGAAGACGAAGGACGGCAAGTACATCAAGACTGGGCTCGCGCGGATTTTCGATAGGCGTGTGATCCGGCCCCTGGTCGAGCCGACCAGCGCCGACACACCCATGGATGCGCTGGCGATTAGCCTGTCGTGGCGCGGCGGTGTGGATTTGCCGTTCATGCAGGGGCTACTCAACAAGGCAGTGCCTGATGACGAACTCGCAGGCGGACTCGCAGGCGGCATTGTTTATGGTGTCAAGCTAACTGAGGCCGTGCAAGCACTGGAGGACAAGGCCCGCCGTGCCGATCTCCTCAAGGCTCTCGCTGGAAAGATCTATCAGGACGCCCAAACCGATCAGTGGGTGCCGGCTGACCAGTATCTGTCTGGCGATGTCGTGACGAAACTCGCGCAGGCCGAAGCGCGCGGGGAGGGGTTTGAGGCCAACGTCGCCGCGCTGCGCGAGATCCAACCGAAGCGACTCGAGTCCGACGAATTCAGTGCTCCCTTCGGCGCGCCGTATATCCCGATCGACCTCTACACGCGGTTTATCTATGAAACGATGGCGGCGCATCGGGTGGACCTGCGCCTGTTCAACACGAACCAGACGAAGTCGTTTGCGGTCGATATCGTCGGGGGCCGCCATGAGTTCCTGCCCACGTTCCCGCAGGGGATGACGCAAATCGACGTGCAGCAGTGGGTCTCGGACACCCTCAATAATAAGCTGCCGACCATCTGGATTGGGACGGGGGACGACCGGGTCCCGGCCCAGGATGAAACCGAGCAGTACCGCGAGTCCATCAAGCAGTTGCGGGAAGCGTGGGATGGCTGGTGGACGTCCGACCGGGACGCCACCGAACGCCTCACGCAGCTCCATAACGAACTGTTCAATCGCGAAGTGCAGGAAACCTTCGATGGGTCCCACCTGGTGTTCCCGAACGCCTCCGCGGACATCACGCTGCGGTTCTGGCAGAAGAACGCCATCTGGCGCGTGCTGGCCGGCGGGAATGCGGGGATCTTCCATGCGGTCGGGACGGGGAAGACGTTTATCGGCGCCGGCATCGCGGGTGAGTGGAAGCGGCTGGGCCGAGCCAACAAGATCATGATCACGGTCCCGAATCCGGTGATCGACCAGTGGAAAACGGCGTACGAACTCCTCTATCCCACCGCCCGGATCCTGGTGCCGACCGCGGAGGACTTCAAGGCGGCGAACCGGCGCAAGTTCGTCTCCAGCATCGCCAATAACGATTGGGATGTGATCCTCATCGGCCATTCGCAATACACGCGCGTGTCGGTGAGCACGCAGGCGTTGGCGGCCTTCACCGAAGAACAGGTCGGGTTACTCATCGCGGACGGCGCGGAACAGACCGGCAACTCGATTGAAGACTTTGAGGGCATCGTTGAACAAATCGAGACCGACCCGCGCGCCAAGTTCCGTTATATGGGGTCACGGGGATCGTTTAGCGATAGCACGAAGGACATCGTGCGGGCGATTCTTCGTCTGCGGACGCGCCTGGCGAAGCGGACCAACCAGGATGCCAAGGACGCCGCGGTCACGTTTGAGGAACTCGGCATTGACGCGCTCATCGTAGACGAAGCGCACGCGTTCAAGAACCTCTACTTCACCACCGGCATGAACGGCGTGGCGGGCGTGAAGCCGTCGGAGTCCGACCGCGCGATCGACATGTTCCTCAAGACGCGCATGATCAACACGGCGTCAAACAACCGGAATCTCGTGTTCCTGACCGGCACGCCGGTGACGAACACGATGACGGAGGTGTACACGTCGTTCCGCTATCTGGCGCAAGGTGCGCTCGAGCGGCTTGGGTTGGGGGCGTTCGACGCCTGGGCCGCCGCGTACACCTCGGCTACATCCCGCATGGAGCCGTCGCCGGGCGGCGGCTACCGCGAGCGGACCCGGTTGCGGGCGTGGCGGAACCTGCGCGAGTTGTCGAAACTGTTCCGACGGTTTGCTGATGTGCTGACGACGAGTCAGGTGCGCGCCCTGCGAGACGAGAACAACAAGCCTGTTCTCCAACTCCCAAACATGAAGAACGGGCGGGCCACGGTCATCACGACGGAGCCGCACCCGATGTTCGAAGCCTTCCGTCGGGACCTGGTCGCGCGTATCGCGGCCATCAAGGCCGGTAGCCCCCTCAAAGACGGCCGGGATAACTCCCTTTGGATCACGACGGACGCCGGGAAGGCCGCGGTCGATCTGCGCCTCGTGGACCCTGCCGTCGAGGAAGATCCGAACGGGCGCATCCCGACGATCGCCAAGGAAGTGGAGAAACGCTACAAGATGCCGTCGCTGCGCACGGACGGGTCCATGGAAACCAAGGGCACACAACTCGTGTTTCTGGATATCGGGGTTCCCCCGCCCGAGGATCTCGAACCGTTGCCCGATCATGTGCTAAACGCCCCCGACGAGGAGATCGAGGAGGAGGACGACGAGGATACGGCGGCTGAAGAGGATGAGGTGGACGAAGGCGATGAGTTTCTCGCCGCGACCGCGCAGTTCTCCACGCTCTACGCGGACATCCGCGACAAGCTCATCGCCCAGGGCGTGAAGAAGGACGAGATCGCGTTCATCCACCAGGCGCGCGACCGCAGTGAACTCAAAAAGCTGTACGCCGCGGTGAACGCGGGCCGCATCCGGGTCTTGATCGCCACGCGGGCGAAGGGCGGGATCGGCGTCAATGTCCAGAACAAGGTCGTCGCGATTCACCATGCCGACGTGCCGTGGCGTCCCGACCAATTGGAACAGGCCAATGGCCGCGGGTTCCGCCAAGGCAATGAGAACGTCGAGGTCGAGGAGATCCGATATGTCACCGCCCGGACGTTTGACGCGTTCCGATGGGGTTTGCTGGCGATCAAGAACAACCAGATCACGAAGTTCTATCGGGGCGAACTGACCTCGTTTGACGACGTTGATACGACACAACTCGACTTGGAGGTAGCCGAGGCGGCGGCGACCGGCGATCCGCGGGCGATGGAAATGCTGGAACTTGAGCAGGAGGTGAAAGGGCTCAAGGCCCGCGAGTCGAGTTTCAAAAAGACCCAGCGCCGGACCAAACAAGAACTGGAGGAATTAAACCAGCGCTACAGCGCGATTGAGCGAGGAACCGATCGCATTGTTAAAGCGATCCGCGCGCTCAACGAGTGGTTCGGCGCATCCGGCATGACGTTCTATCGCACGCCAGAGTCTGATCTAGCCATGGGTGACGTGGGCACCACTGGGTCCATGGTGGCGCTCACAAAGGAGCGCGAAGAACGCGACGGCTATATCTTGACAAAGGAGCGGAAGGAGCCTGTCCTAGTTGATTGGAGCACAAAGGAAGGCAAAGCGGCGTTCCAAGATTACATCGAGAAGCTCTTTGCGGGAATGCCAGACATGTACGGCGACACGACGATCGCCACAATAGGCCCCTTCTCACTTGCGGCGGCCCGCGTTAAAAGAACCAGAAGTAATCCTGACGGTACTGCGGGCAAGGACACAAGAGGTATTGGTCTCACGCTCTCTATCGATGGGGCCAACTGGCGGAGGACTTTTCCGGACTGGTATATCGACGATAAAGAGGCACCTGATTATCGGAGGAGCCTTAATTTCCACCTATCGGCTCAGAAACTGGAGGAGACAATCCAGCGCGAACTAGGGATGATGGGTCGGACCCGCGAGGCTATTAACCAGGCCGCCGCAATTTTGTCGAAGTCTTTCGGCCAAGCCGACGAACTCGCGGTCAAAGCCTGGCGGCTGCATATCCTCCGCGTCGAACTCGGCATGTCGAAGCTCAACGAGGCGCAGTCCATCGCGTCGAAGATCCACACCCTGGAACAGACGCTCGAAGATGGCTCGCTCGATAATGAGGAGTATCAAAAGGAGGTTAAGGGGCTGTGGGAGGTCGCTATCGGCAAGGGTATTGTCGATGAGGTGACGGAGGCCCTGAATAATTACCGCCGCGCGTGGGCCTCCAGGCCGGTCGCAGACGTAGACGATCTGGTGAGCCAACCGTCTGAGTCGGAAGGCTTGGGCGAGGATGAGGGAACGGGCTCGGCCGACAGCCGGCAGGCGCCGACGGCGCGTGGGGCCCAGCTCCCACCGGAACGCCCTGGCGATCCGCACCGTCCGTGGACCGGGAGCGGGTTCCGTCCGCCACAGCAGGGCATCATCGAAGGCCGTGCACAACCGACGAATTACGTCCCGCAAGTGACGTTGCCGATCGAGTTCCCGGAACTCGTCCGCCTCGCGCGTTTGCTGCACAAAGGCGGCGTGAGCTTGGTCAAGGGGTTCCGGAAGGCCGGCAAGATGGTCGAGGCTAACTCGATCTTGGGGATTCGTCTCCATGTCGATTTGTTTCGCCGCGGGAACGAACAGGAACTGGCGGCAGCGATCGCGCATGAGATTGGGCACGTCACCGACTGGTTGCCGCATTACATGTTGCGCGGGAATCTCCTCGGCCGGCTACTGTCGCTGAAGGAGTTCCGGAAAGGCACCTTCACGGAAGCCGACGGGCACACGATCAAGGACGCTGAGATCCGGAAGGAACTCATACTGGTGTCGGCCGTCTGGCGCCCGTGGGATCCATCGACGGCGCCCGCCTCCTTCAAGCGGTATCGCAACAGCGGCGAGGAACTCTACGCCGACGCGATCTCGATGCTCTTTAACGACCCTGGCCAACTGAAGCGCCTAGCGCCGAAGTTCTATGAGGCCTTCTTCGAGCACCTCTATGAGAAGCCGGCGGTGCGCAAGGCGTACTTCGGTCTCATGGACCTGTTCTCGCAGGACGATCGGACTGAACTCGTGGCCCTCCGGCAGGAGAGCGTCGAGCGGATGTCCTACGAGGGCGACATCAAAGAGCGCGAGATACAGAAAGGCCGTCTGGCGAGGGCCCGCGACCGGAGCCGTTTCGTGTGGGACCGCGTCGTGGGGATGTTACGCAATAAGAACATTCCGATCATCAAGATGGAGAAGGCCGTCTTAAAGAGCGGAAAGACGCTGGAGGTCAAGCCGAGCAATCTGCTGTCCGAGCGGAACTACCTCATTGGCCGCATCAAGGCGGTGGTCGCGCGCGAGTTCCAGCCGATCTACGACATAGTCACCGAGATCAGCCAACGGCCGCCGGAACAGGCTTGGGCCGAGTTCCACTCGGCGCTGTTCTATGACCGGATCATCGAGGGCGATCGCGACAATGTCGGGAACCCGGATGGGATTCAACCGAAAGAGGCGGAAGAACTGCGTGAGCGGCTCGAAGCCTCGTGGACACCAGCGCAACGCCAGATTCTCACGCAGGCAAAGTCGAGTTTCCGGGCGTTTGTGCGGTCGATCGCGGTCGAGGCCTATCAGAACGGTCTGATCTCCGACGAGAACTTCGACAAGATCCTGAAGAATCCGGCGTATGCGACCTTCCGGTCGCTCGAGCACATGGAGGACAGTGATCCGACCTTTATGATCTTCAAGCAGCGCGGAATGCTCGACGGCACCCAGAACGTGGCTGACGCGACGATCGCCAAGACGCTGGCCACGATTCTTGCCCTCGAGCACAACAAGGTGAAGGTCGGTGTTATCGACTTCATCCGGGAGAACTTCCCGACGCAGATCGCGCAGGCGAAAGAGGTTCGCGGACCTGGCGGCAAACTCCACGTGATCGAGCCGCCGCGGCACTCTAATCTCGTGACAGTCTACTACTACGACAAGGGGGTCCGGCGCGGCGTGAACGTG